TCATTGCTGCTAAATCATGTGGTGTACCAAACGATTCTCCAGTCTTAACCGGGTCGTTTCCTTCGTTTTCTATTTGTTCGTGTCTGAATCCTAATTTCAAATCACTAATAACATTGTACTGCTCTTTGGTCCACTCATCTTCACTCATATTAAATATGTTTTTGTACATCCACTCCTGTGATACCATTTTTAGGTCTTTCATATCTCTAACGAGATTTACTTTTTCAGACCATAAATTTGCTTTCTCTTGTTCATAGATGATGGATGGATTTGTAAGTTCTAACTCAAAGTTTACCAACTCCTCATCCGTATAACCTTGTGTATATAAGTGTACAATTGCTATCTTTGTTAGTTCGGAAAGAACAATCTTTTGGATTCTCTCAACTGAACGTGCGAATCTAATATCCTCTTGTGCTAATGTTGCTTTACCTTCAACACCCTCTTCATATCCAATAAATGCTTTTGGAACTTTGAGTGCTGCCATCATACGATTTTTTAAGTATTCGATATCATCAATACCAGTAAATTCCATACCACTTAAAGAATCAATCTCAGTACCACTTTGTCCACCACGAACTGGCAGATAATAATCTTCCAACATATTTTGAAGGTTGAATTTTAAATTGTAGTCTCCAGTCGATTCATCCAAATATGGAGTTTTCTTCATTTGAGAGATAATGTTTTGCATATACTGGTCAACCTCACCCGGTGGGATGTTACCAATATCAATTTTAAAAATCCTCTTTTCAGGTGCTCTCATAATTCTATGAATCATCATAGCATCTTCCATAAGAGTTAATTGCTTCCAAGTCTTTCTTGCACCTTCTAACAGCGAACGTCCATATGGTAAGAAGTTTGTATCTGTAAGTAATCTAAAGTGAGCTACTTGAAATGATTCTAAAAACTTAGTATTGTTTCTTTGTGAGATTGCATTTGTGTTTTGTTCTTCAACCTCAAATCTTACTGAATAGGGATTATCTAAATCATATCCTTCTTCTCTTCTAGTCTCATATGCTGATAATGGCTGTACGTTTACGATACCCAAATCATCATCGATATCCAAATACAAATAGTAATCACCATATTTGTTCATACCTCTAACCCAAGACCAAAGATTGAACTCAATATTCAATACATCATAGAATAGGTTGTGTAGTGTTTTCTTTAGTTTCTCATCTGATGAGTTGATTCGAATCACATCACCCATATCGTTCTTTAGTGTGCACTCATCTGAGTAGATATCTAAGATTGATGAGATGATTGAATCCTTATCCATCGCCTCATAATCGGTGTACAACTCAAGTTTGTTTGAATGGTAGTTGAATCTTTCATTGTATGTTTGCCAATTCTTTCTTGAGTTAGAACCATGCAATCTACCATACCTATCGTAGTACGCAGAACCTCTGCGGTTACCATCACCTTGCAGTCGAGATGAATCAACCACTTTTAATTTGTTTTTACCAACCCGACGTACAACGACTTGAGTTGAGAACAACCGCCTTAATCTACCAAATAATGTAGTATCTGCCATAATCTTATTCTTTTATATACCATTACAATCTATAAATATACGAAAATTATTTTTAATATCCAAATCAAAGTAACCAACTTATATCTTCATCACCCCTACCAGTTCTCATTTGCCAGCTACTTTTTGCCGCTTGTGGGTTTGTTTTGAATACACCTGAATTCTTTCTGGTCATTGATAGAGCTTTTCGGTTTAGTTCAATTCCCTGCTGTCGTAACTTCAACGCAGTATCTCTAACCCATAGTGCGGTACAGAAGGACATTACCAAATCATCATTGTAACCTGATTGTGCTTCCGCTCTACTACCATTCCAAATAAATGTGAACAACTCATCAATCAATCTTTTAGAACGAACGATTGGAACTCGCTCTCTCATATAGGTATCTAATTTGGATATAACAAGTGGTCGAGTCCTACTCGTCATAGAAAAACCAGGAACCATTTGTGCTTTATCTTTCAAATCATATGCTTTCTGTAGGTGGATATCTTCATCAACATATCCAAACTCCTTATATGAGTAATATAGATTTGTATAGTTTCTATCAATTGCTTCTTGAATTACAGCCCAACCAATGTTTGCGTTCTCAATCACAAGAAGTGCATCATTCCACTCAGTTGCAACGTTAACCAACATATTACCATAGTGTTTGGTTTCAATCTTACCTCTGTACTCAGCAACTTGCTCTACAGCTTCCACATCTATAACGTGAAATGCTGAGTAGTCAGCTCCATCACCTCTCGCAACGTCAGCCACCACAATATAATCTCTCGAATAATTGGGTTGTTGCCACATCCAATAGTTACCATCGAAACCTCTTTGCTCTACAGGTTCTTGCACATGCGTTTCTTCAAACCACTTTAATAGTTGGCCATCTACAACTGTGTAACCAGATGAGATAAAATCACAATCACACTCTTGTGCTGCCATCTTCTCACCCAATAGTTGAGTTTGTTCTGCTCTCCACTTATCATTTCTTTCAGGATGTACAGTCCAATGTAATTTGATTGGATTCCAACCATCACCCTCTTCACCCTTTAACCAAGTTTTATGGAAGAAGTTACCAACGCCATTTGGGGTTGATAATACGATTGCCTTACCACCCGTTGATAATGTAGATTGAGCCGATGCCCATATCTCATCAATACCTTTGATAAATGCGCCCTCATCTATAATCAACATTGATAATGCTTCAGAACGACCAGCATCACCACTTGCTGATGTTGCTTTAATTGTTGAACCATTACCTAATCTTAAAGATAGTTTATTATCTTCTACAGTATCACCTTTAAGCCAGCTGGGTAGGTTCTCATGCATATATCTTACTTTGGTAACCAAATTTTTAGCTACCTCTTGTTTGGTTGCAATTACCAATATGTTTTTATCTTCGTGAAATAACATCATCCATAAAGAATAACCTGCGGATAATGTTGAGATACCTAGCTGGCGTGATTTAAGAATCACATTGTAACGATGTTCATCTAACTCACCCATAACATCTTCTTGGAAGGGGTACAAATCAAAAAGAATCTTACCTCTTTTTGGGTGTTGAATGTAACAATACTTCTTAAAGAAGTAAACTGGGTTTTTAGCACATTTAACGTACTCTTCCCTAATAAGTTCTTTTATTGTTTTGGCCATTACTTTCCCAATTTCCAAAGGAATTGGGTTGAAATAACTGGCTCAAAATTTTGATTTAAACCCACACCCAACCCAAACGCCTGTTTGTTTTTCGTTCTGTATAGTAGCTGACCACCAGCATAGTTGAATTGGTCAGTTCTACCACTTAACCCAAACCCAGCATAAAACTCTCTTTGGTTTATGTATCTGGTTTCAGTAACAGTTACGGTAGGATAGATTAAATCATATACAATTTTTCTTGATAAGATTTTGTTTTGTGATATCGTATCAGTTATGGTTAGATTGAGTGAATCCAAATTCTGAAAATCTTCGTAGATATATGTTGCGAAGTAATCTTCTAATATGGATAATGTATCAATCTCTTGCGATACCAACAGAGTATCTATCTGTGTTTCTATCTTCGTAACTATTTTTGGTACATATTTCGTAACTTCATTTGTAATCGTATCATACCTAACTTCTGTTTTGGTAATGGTTACAGGTTCAGTTGGAGTTACATCACCAGAACATTGCCTCAACAATAGAATTACTACTATTAAACCAAATATTATTAGATTTCGTATATCTCCGAAATATGATTTCATCCACTAATTTATTTCTTAGCAGCTGGTTTTTTTCTTCTGTTTGACGGCCGTCTACCTTTACGGTTTCCACCTTTTGCAGCTTCTACAACATCTTTAGATTGCTTAACAAGATTCTTACCAGCGGCTTTTACGTCTTTAATTTCTTCTTTTACTCTCTTAGCACGTCTCTTAACCTCAGTCTTTACTTCAGTAATATCTTCTTTGATATCTTCCACTTTATCTTCCACTACATCAGGAATAAAATCTCCATCTTCATCTTTGATTTTACCTGTGTACAACAATACTGCGTATGTACCCGCAGCTACAGCAACTAATGCTAAAATTACCAACAATGTATTCATAATATACCTTTTTAATTAAACTATTTTTGACCAACGGTCGTATATAAATATTAAAATATTTTCAATAAACGTATTTTGAGATTTGTATCACCTTTAATGATTCTGTGATACTCTAATTTGTTAATACGAATCGTATCACCCTCTTTTAGCTCAAACGGAAGTTCATCATCATATTGAAACTTCCAACCCCTACCTCCTAGGATTGTAACCTCTCTATCTTCTTTATCTCTGTGCCAAACCAACTCTGATGAATCGGTATCTACTGAGAACTCTCTGATGTAAGTATTATTACCTTTACTTACTTCATTATATGGATTACCACCACTGCCCACCACCACTTAAACCTAATGATTTTGCGTAACGAGGTAATCTACAACTCCAGTATGAGGCAGTTGTTTTATCCTTTGTTTGTTCACAATTATGTCTTGATTTGAATGCGGCTTTTGCTTTAGGGTCTTTTAACTTAACTGCTAATTTACCACCACCACTATCTGCCCCAAATGCTACTTTTCTGATATTTCCTGTTTTAGGGTCTTTTACATAAACCTGAAACTTTTTGGAGCCACCTCTCTTTGGTTTGTTAAGTTCAACTTTTTTACCTTGATATTCGGCTTCTACTAACATTGGGAAATCTAAAAGTACATCATTACCTTCGTAAACCCCAACCGTACCTATATCAGAACTTAGAAACATATCTAAATCTTTGGATACAGTCTCTAGCTTTAGTGCTCTCAAATCGTTGTAGTACTCAAAGAATTTAGTAGAACCATATCTGTATGGATTCTTATGTAGTGCGATTCCAGCATCCACATTGTACATTATACCTTCGTTGATGTTTAACTTCTGTTCCATTACCCAAACCCTTTTACCTTTGTGTTTTTCGTTTCCAAGCTTCACCTCATCACCCCATACTTGTGAGAATGCATGTGATACCGTATGTGGAAATTTTACATACGCTGTTGAACCTGCGGTCTTTTTTATATCAAAGTATTCACCCTTCCATTTGATGAAATCACCTTTTCTTCCTGGAAACTTACCTTCGTTCATATTAATATCTTCATTTATATTTACACTTTCTAATTCCGATAAATAGTCTTTAGCCATTTCTAAAAAGTGTGGCGTTATCTGTTGAACAACAAGACCAACTAATGTAACAAACTCCTCTTCACTTACCACTATCATCGGATTCTTATCATCATTATGGTCACCCATCGTAGGCCACATATACTCACCACTTCCATAATCGTACTTAATCCAATCTTCATTATTGGTATTTACGTTTAATTTTTTAGCAATTGCACGAACCATAAGCTTTCTCGCTAAATGAGAACCTTCATGTGATAGTTGTTCAAACAAAGCAGGCCACATTCCATTTTTATCAGCAGCACCTTTTAATCGATTACCATTATTCCAGAAAAAAAGGTCTTTACCACCATTCATTATATTTTGTAGACCATAAATGTATGCATCTGTTGGAGTTTCATTATATGCTTTAGCATCCTTCAAAGATAGACCTGAGAACTTTTCAATATCATCGCCTAACTCAAATACTCCAGTTGAATCGGGAGAAAAAGCAAGTAAGCACTCATCTTCAATGATACCCATAGTATCGGTATCGGTATCAATTCTGAACTTTATTAGCTCTGTTCTCAGTTCCATTTATCAGTTAATGTATGTTGTTAATTCGTACTTACCACTTGGCATTCCATACAAAGATACTTGTAACATCTTTCTTTGTGGTTTTCCATTCTTTAACAATCTGATACTGAACGTATGTGTTTTTTCTTTACCAGGTCTTAATCTACCATACTTACCACCAGCTGCGATTTTAGATTGCCAATCATCTTCATCAATTTCATACCCCTTCTTCTCAGCGTACTTTCTGGCAGCATCAGCTGCTTCTGATGCCTGTTTGTAGTATTCTTCGTTGATTGATTCGTTTCTAGCATCCTTATAGAACTTTGATAAGAAATCCATTATATCTTTTTTACCTTTATGTTTTCTATATGCTGGAACGCTGAATACATCCTTTAGGAAATCTTTAAAATCTTTTGCCTCCTTAGCCATCAGGTCTAATTCACTCATTACACCTTCTGCTACATTTTCTCTATTAAGTGTAGACTCTTTCTTCAATCTACTCTTTTCTCGTCTACCTCTGTTCTTAGATTCATCTTCGAATCCAGCAATCTTTCCACCTTTGTGAGATGCATCTTTACCATCACCATTACCGTAAGTACCTTTCTCTCTATTGTACTTATTTAATTCAGCCCTGTACTTCTTTGCTTTCTCAGATTTTCCGTACTTTTCGTACTCTTTTTTGTAATCTCTTTCAGCAGCTTCCTTTACTGCACTTTCAGTCATCCAACCAGTACGATAGCTTCCAAACTTATCCACACCTAATGTACTTTTGATAACTTTTTCTGCGAAATAATCAATAGCTGCTCTACCTTCTGTATCTTGAAATCCTGATTTACCTCCGATATCGGCCTTTGAACCTTTGTATGTGTATTGCTTTACAGCTTTTTGAAAATCATCATGTGCTTTCTTTAATGAGGTTTCGAATTTTTTAAATGCCTTATCTAATGCCTTATCTACAATTTTTGCTTCTTTGTTATCGAACGTTCCGTATCTACCTTCGCTTACCGATTCTTTTTTTGTTCTCCAACCACCGCCGGCATCTTTGTATTGTTTTGCTGCCCATGCGTTTGCGTATGCTGATGGATACACATCGAACTTCTTTTTTGCTTGTGATTTGTAGTAGGACCACTTTGATGGGTCGGTTGGTACATTATCTTCAGTAAGTTCTGAGATTCTTTCTTGTAGGCCTTTTTCTTTTACTACCTTTTCGATTGTATCAACGTGTCCTTGTATGTATGAGTGTTCTTTTTCCAAACCCATCATCTTAGCTAATTTCATTATGTTAACAGCCAAGTTGTTAGCCACCATCACATAATCACGCTCTGGCTTATACCCATCTCTCTGAATGTGTTCTTCTACAAAGTAAAGTACGTCTTGTAATCTTGCACTTCTCTCAGCCATATCCATATCAACACCTTTTGATTCTATATCTTTGTATAGATTTGATGCGCCTGGACAAACGTGGAAGTATTTTGTTTGATAGTTGTTTACTTTAATTTCTTCAGGATCGTTCTCATCCTCACCCATTGCAACTTCGTTTAGGAATTCAGATACATACTCTGAGTAGAACCCTTCTTTTAACGAATCCAACTTTGTATTATTGGTGTATGCTACGAACGCATCGATGATTTCATACCCATCCCACTTAGCAGCCTTAGCGATATCGATACCCTTATCTTCAATTACAGTTTCCATATCCGTACCAACATACTTTGATTTCTTTGCCGTTGGAAACATCTTATCTAACTGCCTAGCTTCACTATGGAAGTTAGCATCTGTTAATGCTCCTCTCAGAATCAACATTATCGCATGTTGATGTTCTGGTGAGTTTTTTGGTGTATCTTTTAGATACGAGTCTAAAAAAGATTTTACTTTTTTATTCAGTTTTGGATTTGCCATTTTTATGCCCCTGTCTTGCTATTCGTTGGTGCTTTACCTTTGGTTCGGTTTCCACCTTTTTTTGTATCACCACTCTTTTTTTGGTCGGCTCGTTTTCTTCTTACGAATGATGCCCTACCTTTAGGTCCTAACTTATTTGCTTTTTCTTTGGATAGGCAAGCGGCATATGCACCGCCTTTTTTACCATCACCACACTTACCTAACTTCTGACCATCACTTCCGTATCTATCCCAACCACCACCTGAAGCAGTACCTGTTTTTCCTTTACCAAACCACTTACGAAGGTCTTCGGTCATAAGATTTTCTGTACAAAGATGCTCGTACAAATCTGATAGTACGAACTCAACACACATCGTTGGTGGTGTACCATTGGATGAGTATTGTTGAAATGTTTCTTCTAAGAATTCTTTAATCTGCGTTTGATTCATTTTTTAGCTTATCTATAAAGTTCTCTTTAAACTTATCAAACCCATCATCTATCTTCTGAACAAGTTCTTCTTCCGACATGGCTTCTCCCCATTCTTCGATAGAACCATCTTCATTAACGAATGATGCCTTCAATGTGTTTTTCAAAATTTCTTTTTCAACCTCAGCTTGCTTTAACCAAGCCTCAGCATTATTGAGTAACTTTTTTCGCTCATACTCTTTGTATTCTCCTTTTAGTTGTAGTTCATGTTCCATATCCACAACACAATTTAAACACATCCCATGTATAGCTTTCATTTTTAAATCAGCTTGACCAGGATCTAAGTACGATTCACACCCATCTTTACAATTAGGAAACTGCTTCAGTTCTTCTCTAAGTTCTGATAGTTTCCCAACTTTAACTTTGTAACCATTTCGTTGTTCCCACTTTTGACCTTTATCATCAGTCCAAGTTTCTCCAACTTCTCTTCGTTTAACTTCTTTTTTATCAAACGATACAGTCTTTTTGGTTTGGGTTTTGTGTTCCCCTCCCAACATTTCTTGAACTGCTTTAATATTCTTTAATTTTGCCATAACTTAGTTTTGTATATAAATATTGAAAAAATCTTAAAAATACATTAATCCTAAAATTTGATTCAAAGATGCGAATGTACCAGTAAGTTTATAGGTATCTCCTTTGTAAACAAATACAATTCCTTCGTTTGGTACAATCTTATCTTTACCACCAACAGCGGCTAATCTTTCCAATTCCAGTTTGAGTTTTGTAATCTTCTTAACATCACCACTTTTCTGAACTGCTTTCACAGTTTTATCTAATTCTGATTTCATAGTTCTAAGCGCTTTATCGGGATTTACAGCCAACGCAGAGCCCATAAACGATAGTACATCAGCACCTACACCTAAGAAGATATCTTCAAACTTACGAAGATTCTGTTTTGCAATTTTAGCGTGGTCTTGCTTTTCCGTTTTTTTAGCCCAATTCAAAGTATCGGAATCGGTAATGTTCTTCTTATCCAAACGGAATGATTTATCGTAGAATGCCCATCTCTTTACCAATCCCATTTTGGTTTTGTTATCTAATGAAGATGGTGAATTCTTATCAACATATTGCTCCCACCAAGCCTGGTGGTAATCAGCTACTCCATTTGAATCTTTGAGTTTGAACTCTTTCTGAACTTTGTTTAGTGCTGAGAAATACTTTGATTGCTTCTTAGTTAACTCTTCCGATTTTGGGAGTTGAACTACTGGCGGGCCTTGAATAGTATAGTTATTCTGCACGTCCTTATTGATTTGTTTAATCATACCTGCCAATATTCTTGCACTAGCCGTATCTGCTCCCACCGCTTTTCCATCGCTATCATAATCCATTGTTCCGTGGAAAATCAAAAGTGGTTGTCCATATGGAATCACATTTACCGATGTAGGATATATAACCTCAATGTTCATAAATGATGAACCTTGTTTGAATATCTTATCCCTCTGTGCTTTTGATAATCCTTTGATTGCTGAGTTTAAATCCTTCATAGCGAAGTTGTATGCATCGGTTAACCCACCTCTACCTTGAAACTTAGACGCTACTCCACTAATATCCAATGCGTTTTCACCAGCATTCTTTAGGTGTCCTTTGTTTCTCGCAGCGATTAATCCTTTATCATCTCTCCAACTAATTGCAAGCGCCTGTCCATCTGTTTTCTCTCTGGCAAACTCTAACTTACCATTTAATGCGTTTGATATAATTGTTTTCAAATCACCAAATGTTAGATTCATCTCTGTATCGAATGGGTGATTCATATGACCATATGCACCACCTTCCATAATCAAACCCTCTCTCATAGGTTCGGTTTTTACATCTTGTGTAAAGTTGAACTTAGGTTCTTTTACAGGTGCATCTTTTGTATCCTCAATACCTTGCTCAGCATCTAAAAAGTCAACTAATTTATATCCTACGATTGTTGCAACACCTTTGATTTTATCAGCCCATGCTCTGTATGCTGCATTACCTCTCAAATCTGTATATCTTTGGGATTGTGCATCTAATCCAGCAATACCAGATGGGAAGTATGATACTGGATACTTATCATCTATACCTCTTTCACCATCTGCATAGATTGAATCTTCATCAGTACCTAAGATGTAATCTACAACTTGCCACCCCAATGCGGCAGCCGCATCATCTCCGATTTTCTTATATGTTTTTGCGTTTCCATATGTGAAGCCAGGCCCATCATCTACAACACCCTTACCACTTACTGGTGTAGCGGATGCTTCGTTAATGAGTTCTTCCATATCAAATGTAGATAGGAACTCTTCTACCTTTCCAAATATTTTTGTAAGTCTGGTTGTAATCAGTTTGTAAATTTTAGAATCAAACTTACCATCGTAAACCTTTTTGAATCCAGCAGCCTTTTCTGCATCAGTTCCTTGTGATAGAAGTTTTCTTGCCTCTGTACCACTCATCCCACCACCACTAGCAGTAGTTACAAAAACGTATCCAGCATCTTTGTAACCCTTTTCGATTCTATCAGGATGATATGGTTCGAAATACTTACCCTTCAATCTGTATCTATCTTTTTCACCGACAACAGTTACAAATGCTGTAGTATCTTCGGGAAACTTATTTAGGATTTCTTTGGGAGCGTATGGGTTCTTAATCTCAATGATTTTGTTCGATGGTACTCCGAACATCTTCATCATAATCATCTTTTTTTCTTTAAATTTGAAAGGTGATTTGATGTTATCTGTTTTATTGGATGTACCAATATACACATTATCTTTACCAAACTTTTTCACAAGTTGTTGGTAACTTCCGTAGTGTCCTTTATGAAATGGTTGGAATCTACCAGCGTAAACCACCACTTCTTTTTTGATATCTTCGGTTAAGATTTCCTTAACCCATTCTTTGATTAGTTTTCCCATAATAATAAGTATCCTATTTAGGTGCTTTCCATTGAATATTATTTGGTGAAATCACCACCAAGACTACTAGCAGTCAAATCCCTAGTTGATATTACGTTAAACGCCGCCATCTGAATACCCACGCTCGTCGATGTACTTCCTGCTATTAGGTTGGCTCTGATTCTTAAATCAAGTCGTATAAATTCTCCCTGCACTTCTGAAGGTATTTGGTATTTTACAGAGTTATCTTTTATTCTAACTCGTGAGTTACCAGTGGAGGTGGTGGTGGTTGTCGCGGCAAATGCATTGCTACTGATATCGGAGGTCCACTGGTCCCAACCATAATTTGTATCAATAAGACTAGTCTCTTCTTCAGTATCAAATGGGGAGTTCGCAAGACCAGCGTGGTCAACTGAAGCAGAACCACTATTTGCCATTCTCCAAAGTGTTACTTGAGCTCTAGCCTGCATACGGTTGCTAGTACTATTTGAGAACGCTGTCATAATACCTTGCATAGATAATACGTTTTCATAAGGTAGTAATTGAAAGTAGTATGATGCTACTGTATGATAGGTACTTCCATCATCCACATTTGTCCTCGTATATACTGTACTATCTGATACTACTTGTCTACCCAAGTTACGAGCATCAATAAGTCCATTTTCCGTATCTATAAGTGCAACAGTTTGATTCCCATCACCCACATCAAATATCTTTCTAATGTATAGATTAGAGCCAGATATTACACCATTATCTGTTAATTGGAATGCTGGAGAATTATCTGGACTACCCAAATTTGTTGTGGATTCGAGTCCAGTAGTTGTTATTTCAACCCCACCAATCGTACCGGCATTTGCGGTGATTTCACCATTTGATTCTAAAATTAAATTATTGTTGGTAGAATTTATCTGAGTACTACTTAGAGTAAATCCACCAATAGTTCCACCAGTGGCTGTGATATTATCGGTCGTAATATCTCCATCAATACTCGCTGCGGATGCTGTGATTTCACCATTTGATTTTAGAATCAAATTATCATTAGTAGAGTTTATTTGAGTAGAACCTAATTCAAATCCACCAATTGTCCCACCACTAAACAGAACATCAGAACCCGTAATCTGCCCGTTATCTCTTAGGATTAGATTATCGTTTGATGAAGATATTGTAGTTGCGCTAATTCCAAAACCACCGATATCACCAAAGTTTGCGGATATACCACCTTGTAGATACACATTATCAGTTGCCAATCCAAAACCAGGATTGGATTTACCAAGAACCATATCAGTACCATCTAATCCACTCAAATCACCCAATCTGGCTTTTAACTCAACATCATACAATCCACTACCAGTTCTTTCTACTATATCAATGTATGGTGTAGATGTATCATTTGGGTTTGCGTTAATTCTGATATAACCCGTACCCTCTCTACCAGTCGATACGATTACTTGCCCACCTTCATACGATTGTGAAACGGATGCCAAATCCCCAAGAGAACCCGTATCTCCAGTACTTCCGCTACCAAATCCACGCTCAACTGTTAGGTAGCCCGACTGGTCTTTATCACTGGCAGCATCTATTCTCTCTGTGGATAACACCTTAACGTACTCTGTAGCGAATCCTGTATCTGTTATTTTCTTTAGGGTTAGTATCTCATCAGCAACAAAACCACTTACGTTATCTACAGTAAGTATGCTCGCAGATGGTGATATGTTATCAAATTGGGTTCGGTTTGTAATTGGAGGTCCGCTAGATATACTTCTAATTATGGATTCCACATAATCGTATACTATGGTGCCATTTTGAACTGAACCCGATGTGTTTGGAACATTACTCGATGTATCAACTCTTAGTGTAGTTGAGGTTAGTCTTTCTGCAATAGGGTATTGGTCTACGCCCCCACCATCGTTGAAGGTGACTATACCACTTAGAAAATCAGATGGTACTTCATGTCCGGCTGACACTGTGATTATATCAGTTCCCGTGTATGCACTTGTCTGAATTGTTGTATTGTTGCTAAATGTAACCTCAGTTCCGTTGGGAACTTGGGAAAGTACTTTTAAGTCCAACTCGAGCTTGTTTGCCTGACTATTATAGAGGGCGGTGGTGGATGAATCACCACCTGGACCAAAGGTTACGCCAGTTATGCTTACATCACCAGATTCTCCCGCAAAATCAGATGAGGTTAGTTTGGATGGGTCTGATGATATTAGTGTTGAATTTACAAATATTTCTGAAGATTTAAGCGGAGTATTTCCTACTGATGCAAAAACAGCAGTATCCAGTCGTATTGATGATGACAGATAAGTAGCATCTGCGGATATACTCTTAATCAGCGATTCACTGGATGTGTAATTAAGTTGTACAGATTGACTTAGGAGGGCTAATGATGTATCAGTAATTTCGAAAGTTTTATTGGTGTAATCAATTGCTGTGATTTTGTACTCAGTACTATCAACTTCAAGACGAGCACCGCCATCAAAAGTATTGAATCCATCTGCGGATGCTGGTAATGCAGTTGAAGATGTAAATCCAGTATTTGCTTCTACTGATATACTCTCGCTAATGGAACCAGTTAGTGTAGTAGAGTTTGCTACATACAACTGCCCACCTACCGCATTAACCGATTCCTTTTCAAACGTAGTTGTTCTAAGTGTACCACGAATTTTTATGTTTTCAAATTCAGCAACACCATTATTCTCTGCTGAGATGAACCATCCTTTGGTATCTGGAATATAATCTTTTGTTTGTAGAACACCCTGAGGTTTCATTATAAGATTAGAACCTTCGATAGATGATGTAGTAACATCCCAACCACCAATGGATGCAGATACAAATCTTGCAAATCCACCGGATGTTATTGATGCACTAGCATTGGTTATATTTGATTGTTCTCCATTTATTGTTGCGGGAGTAAACAGTTGGTTCACCGATAAATCTGCGTTGATAACCGTACCAGCACCAATTATCAAAGTTTCGTTTTTAGGGTCTAAGTGAAATAGAGATGAACTGATTTCAATGTTTGAATTAGAACCACTAATAAACTGAGTATCATCTGTTCCGATAAAGAACTTATCAGTTTTAACATCTAATAAACCACCATTATCGGTTGTAAAGATGAGGTGTCTATCATCGTTATCACCAACGAATTGCATACCAACTCCGTTGAGAACATCATCACCCATAACAAGATTACCAGAACCACTATAGATTACGAATCCACCAGGAGCTTTTCCTACTGATGCTGAGATTTGGCCTTCGAACCCAACTGAACGTAAGAATCCACTACTAGCACCACCTATCTCAATACCAGTACCTACTGTATCTGATACAAAAATAGAACCACTAATCATATTTTCACTACCACCAATGTAAACATTTTCACCTGTAAACACAAATGGTTCTGTAATAGTTTGGGTTCTCGATATAGTACCAGCCGAGTTTAAATATTGTAGCTTTAGTATTTTTGGGTCGTTAAGGTTCTTAGATGGTATTGGTACTTTGATTTCAACAGAAGAACTAAATGGTATTGTAACCTCATTTAATAGTTCGTAATCTCCTGATAACCCATCTGATTTTTGAAGTATCTTAACTTTATCGACTACACCCGCAATTGGGTCTATATTACTCAAAGATAGATTTACAAAGTTTCTTTGGTTTTCAGTCGTAATATTTGATGCTGTTGTAAAATATTCAACTTTATAATCCCCTTCCAGCACAGTTTGATATGTGTGTACCAAATCATCTCTATCTTGAAATTTAGTTGTGTAATTTGTTTCAGTCTTTACATACTTATCGTTTGGAAGTATTACTTCCTTTATGGATGAACTGAAAAACGTATCATTCAGAGGATTAGAAATTGATGCGACGGGGGTAGGTGGGTTTGTATAGTTATTGAGTATAATATCACCACCAACCATTTCATCATTAAATGTACTACCATCTAAAGTAAAAATAACTGGAGTCTGCCCATAGGGGCTGAAAACATATCTTGCAGTTCCCGTCTGTATGGTTTTTTGTAATTGCCCGTTGGATTGGTTTTGATTTTGGTAACCCTCTATACTTTGAGAAACAACTACCGCTGGTACATTTGTCGAACTAAATACAACATCGGATGTATTACTTCTATCCCTATCGACTGTTACAACAGCTTGCCATTTTACGTTTATTTTGTTTCTAGCTCGCTCAGGCAACACAGAACCATCTAAATTAACGTTTGTTGTTCCAGCTAATGTAATAGTCGCCTGACCATTGGGTGTGTTATCCTCACCCTTATCGTGATAAATCCAAATAGATATTACTCTACTCTTATCATCTTCCAAATAATCTGGAATCTCATAGTAGATTGGATTACCATTTGAATCTCTAACGTCTACATAAATCTGTGAACCCTCAACTAAATTAGTTGGGTGCGCAGTGATTCTAAGTAAATTCTTACCTTTTTGTAAAACCTGTGGTACATCAGAAACTCTAAAGTATTTTGTTGATGTTGGTGTCGTATCAACAACGAATGTTTTTAAATCCGTTATATTCTCACGTACCGATTTTTTATAAACTAAGGACATCCATTTCTCCTATACATTTTTATTGTATGATTATAAATATCTAATAGATGAAAATCCACCTAATTTTGTAATATCTATAATTTGGTCAACCATATCTCTGGTCTTATCTATGTGTGATATGGTTACTATAAAATCAAATTGATTCTTTAAGTAATCGAACAATAAATATAGTGAGTTGAAGTTATCACTATCTAATGAACCAAATCCCTCATCAATTGCAATAAAGTTTGGGCGAGGTAAATTTGATACATTTACCAATGCCGTTCTGATAGCTACAGATGAAATGAACTTCTCCATACCACTTGTCAGTTCCAATGGCCAGAACTCCTCCTCACCATATGCAATGTATGAATTGATGTTCTTACCATCCGTATTAAGTAGGATTTGGAAATCTACGATAGGTTGTAAGATGTTGTTTATTTCCACTTCCAACTTAGGTAGTATATCTGAAATCAATTGGTATGGGATACCATCTCGCTTTACACATTGTAGATAGTACTCATACCCCTCATACTTCTGCTCCATACTCGCCAACTTATCAATCGAATCGTTTACGGTCTGAATTGTGTTTTCTGCGATTCTGATATTACCATTGATGTTGATGATATCATCATTAATATTCGATATCACCTCATCAAATTTTTTCAACTTTTCTTTGGAATCATCAATTTCTTTTTGTACCTTTATATTATGCTCTACTGATTCTTTTTGTTCAATAGATTTTTGAATATCGGATTCTACTTTTCTGATTCCATTCTTCAGTTGAACCAATTCAAGATTGCAAGATTTGGACTGTAACTCCAACCTATCAATTTGTGATTCATAGTTTTTTATTTGGGTATTTATCCCCTCAACCTCATTTAGTACTGATGTTACATCGTACTTTGCTTTACCAAGCATTGCATCTTCCAACTCACCTTTTCTGATTTTGATAGTTTTCGATAACTCTCTTATCTCAGTTTCTAATGTTTGTGCTTGTTGAGCAAATGGGGTGTTTTTATTTTTTACACAATGTTCACACCCATCATCAAACGTAAGTGAACCAATACCATCCAAGTGGGTTTGTTTGTGTTCAATCTCTTTTGTAAGATTATCAACCTCAGATTCGATATCCACCATTCGCTGAGAGTATGTATCGTATTGTAATTTCTTCTCCTTTAGTGAAATCAAATTAAATGTATTGAACTTCTTTTTCAGAGAATCTAATTCGGATTGAGCTACGCCTAAAGAATCCGTATAACCATCACACTCCTGCTCCTTAGTCTGTAACTGAGTGTTTAATGAACCCAATCTATCTTTCAACTTATCTGTATCGGATATCTCGCTATCAACCGATACCAATGTAGTTATCAAAGATTCGATTTCATCGGTGGTTTCACTCCTCTGGTCAACGTACCTATCTAATAACTTCTGTACTGTTTCCAGCTCAGATTTACTCTCAATCAAACTCTCTTCAGATTCAGATAATTTTTCTGTAAAGTTTTGGTTTTTGTAATCCTTTAGTAGTGCACTAAGTTCTCTAATCTCTTCGTTTGCTACTTGATACAATTGCTCAAACACATCCATATCTAAGAACTGAGCAAGAAGTTCCTTTCTCTCCTTTTGTGATTTCTCAATGAAACCACTACTATTGGATTGGTTGGACATCGCTGTTAGGATGAAATCATCATACGAACCAACGTACTGTCTGATGATTGAGTTGGTATCTCTACGCTCTTCCCCATTCAATGATTCAGTATCACCATCTTCGTTGATTCGGTAGAAGTTTACATCAACCTTCACAGTTCCCCTCTTAGGTGATTTCTTTCCAACTCTTTCAATAAAGTAATCAATACCATTCATCTCAAAGTTGAATTTACAATTGAAGGTAGATTTCGAATAATTTAGTACATCTACTGCTTTGTTGGTACGTGAACATTTATCAAAGATACAGAACGATAGTGCGTCCCACAAAGATGATTTACCACTTGCGTTTGGTGCGAAGATACCATACGCCCCCTTCATCTGACTGAAGTCAATGATGTTATCACTACCATATGAAAACATATTAGAGAACTCAAATGATTTTGGTTTCCATATAACATTCTTCATCCCAACCGATGTTCCCAACTTCTGATTGATATCTTTGTTTATGTTACGAATTACCTCTAAGTGTTCATCTCCAACCACATACCTATCCGATAGAAAATCTTCGATTAATCTGTTTTGAAATCCAACATCTCTCACATTCTGTAGGATGATATTCGAACCACCACTATAATCTTTCTTATCTGTGATTACCTTTTGGATGGAGATTTCCTGCACTTTTCTACCCACACGAATCTCAGATAGTATTTTTTTCAGTTGTGATTGAGATGTATCCTTTACCCTAACTCTCATACGAGGTTTGTTTGGTATTGTGGGAGTTCCTACAATCTCACCATCTTCTACATCAATTGTAACATAACCATAATCATTATGGATTGGAACAAACTCAGATGTTTTTGATTCAACATCCCATACCAAAATACCATGCTCAGGATACTTTGCCTCAGAGTGATTTTGCATTATAGTAGAACCACAATACTTAATTGTACCCTCATCATTAAGAGATTGGTTTGGAACGTGTATATCCCCCAACAACGCCAAATCGTATCCATCAAATGATTCAACGGATACATTTTTGTTCTCTATAGAAAAACCATGTTCTGTTTTAACCTTATCAACAGGAGCGTGATATAGTGCAATTTTGTAATCCCCATGCACATCAGCCGCAGGTATGATTCCTTTCGTATCACTAAAAACAGATGAGTGTGAAAAGGAAATTCCACCCATTTTCCATACACCATTATCTCTGAGGTAATGTAGGTTTGGGTGATTCAATGCGTTCACAATCGGAGATAGTGCATCCAACCGTGATGGGTTGTTGAGGTTTGCATCGTGGTTACCAGGAATCACAATCGTTGGTAACATATCGGATAAACTCTTTAGAAATGTTTGTGTCATTTCTATAACCTCAGGCGTCATATCCGTTTTTGCGTGAACAATATCTCCACACAATACAATGATGGAATCTTCCGTCTTTGTGGTGGAAATATACTCATAAAGATGGGAAAACACATCACGATACTCTTTATGCCGTTTTAAGTTTCTAATGTGAACATCAGCAATATGGTAGATTTTCTTTATCTCACCATCGTATTTAATTATCTTAGATTTAATCATACACCTAATAACTTATACTCCATCAACTTTCTTAGTGAAAGTAATTCGGTATTTTCAATTTTATTATATATTTTATCGAACCCTAGTTCAGATGGGTCCGAATCTCCCATTTCAACTAAATGTACATCAATTCCAGTATTCATTAACTTTTCTGCAAATGATAATGCGTTCTTAAACGCATCAGAATCAAGAGCGATGTATACTTTTTTTACGTTCTTTTCAATTATTCGTTTCTGTAGTTCTACTTGTGGTGATTTACCAAACAATGGAATTACATTCATACGAATTGCCATAGCATCAAACACACCCTCACAAATCACAATTGGTAAATCCCAATTAACCATCATCTCAAACCCAACCACATCTTTTGATACATCTGCATTTTTATGTTTGATTCCACCTTCGTAAAAACTTCTACCCACAAAATAATTTAACATCCCATTCTCATCATACGATGGTACAATTACTTTGTTCTTATACGAACCATCCTCACAATACCCAATCTGATATTTCAATATTTCAGATGGTGTAATACCCCTACGTTCTAAATATAGTAACGCATGCTTTCGGATAATAGAATTAGATTTTTTCCATAGTGGAATATATTCTTTGGGTAATTGAACTACCTTAGATTCTTCGGTAGTTACATCAGTTCTGTATCTATACTTTCTACTGAAAATAGAATTATGCTCATCCCAAATCTCTTTAGATACTTTAAGTTTTCTAAATAGAGAACGGATTGATTTCCCCTTCTCATCAGATATCCAACAATGCCATGGATTATCACCATTAGAGTTCAACTTAATATTAATCTCTAATTTAGGCTTGTGGTGATTTACAAATGGTGACCAAAACGCGTAGTTATCGCCAGAGGTTTTTTTCGATTTACCCAAAACCGATTCTAGTAGTAAGAGTAGTCTTTCTTCCATAACTACTAATATACGAATAATATTCTAATTATCCAAAAAATTTCACAGATGATTTTTCATCAATCCATTCTTGCGGTATTTCTTTCTTAGCCCACTTAAACCCATTCTTCTCACACCATTGTGCATATGTAGTCTTTGAACCTTTGTAAATTTTACCATTAGGGGATTGTAAAACAAATCGTAAATCCATATCAGGATTTTGTTCTTTTATAAGTAAGTGTTTTTTTCTATCTTCTGGCAGAAACCACCCCTTTGATTCTATAAAAATGTTGTTAGGTAATCTAAAATCAGGTTTATAAGAATGGGTGGTTGCTGGGATTGTATAGGATACTTCGTGTTGTTCGTATTCGCCATCAATACCTTGTGATTGAAGTTGCTCATCAATTCGGGTTTCCAACCCACTTTTATGACCCTTCATCTTTTGAATGTGAGACCAATTTCCTTTTGCCATAACTTTTCTTTTATATAGATATATTTGGTATATCGGTTTTACCCCATATGTAGGTTTTCTTTCCTTTTGAGTTTGTAGTTTCTACAACAGTCTTAGGTTTACCTATTGGTTCTAATGAGCCGGTAGATGGTGCTCCGAATGCACCATCCAAATCTAATCTAACATTTATAGTGATATCTACATCATCTCTGTTTTGAATCGCTGATGCTAATTTACCAATTGCAATTAAATCACCATTTGGATTGTACAAACCAATGGTTGTATAGTATGGTTTAAAATCAGAACCCGTTACAAATGGCTTCAATAACGATGCATTTACATCATTATTTTTTTTCAATGTTGGGTTTTGTGATATGTTAAATTCATTTGAACCAACTTCACACAATACGTTTATTTCGTGCAGTTCTTTTGTAGATTTGTACTTTACATTCCAACCATTATTTATTGAGTTATCATAATCCCAATTACCAGTACCCCCAACGAGTACATATCTGTATAATGGTCTTGGGTCTGATACTACCACAATACCATGCTTATAAAAAATCTCACCCACCTGTGAGGTTTGATACGCCGAACCCGTTACATAATCATTATCAGAAAGTAGCCCAATCTCCGTCTGTGTTAGTGCTTTATTATAAATTCTGATTTCATCAAGTGAACCACTAAATGTACCAAGCCCATCATTGGTATCTTCACCATACCCATCGGATAAGAACTTACTACCCATAACCATATCATATTTATTATGAATTCCTTTCATATTACCTCTGAGTGGTTGTATGGATTCTCGTGTACCATCTACCCACAATTCTAAGTTAGAGCCGGTTTTGTTAAATACAACGTGGTGTGCTATTGAATCGTTTAGGTTAGTGCTTGATGTAACCTCAGTCGTTAATACACCATTTGATATTGATGCAAATATTTTACCGCTATCAGATAATAAATTCTGATTACCTATCTTTACATCAAATGGATATATATCAGTTTCGATATTACGGTTGTACATCACCTGTTTACGTTTTTTATCTTCGGTGAAATCTCTGTAAGTTCCTGATTTTGAGAGTAACCAATTATAGTTATACTCATCAGCCGATTGAGATGGTGGTATGATAGACCACATAGATATAGAATAATCTTCTGATTCAAAGAAATCTAATTTTCGATTGTGGTTTACCAAAATATATGATGTTGAACCATCAAATGTAGCTTTGGTGCCAGATGGGAGTTCGTAATCACCGGTTGTGTATATACCCGGTGTATAGTTTATGTTTATACCTTTACCATCGTTTAGGTAACCACTTCTATCTTCAACCACCCTATCAAGTTTAGCGTATCTCGGTACAACTTCATCGTTGAATCCCCAATACCCTATCAGATTCCCATAGGGTGCATATGAACCAGTATCTATATTATCATCGTATAACTTACCATGATACTCATCTAACTTAGAATCTTTTATAAGTAAGAAATCATTGTTACTTGATGAAGTACTTGTATCTGTTATAATTACACTTTCAGGCCGAACACCATCTCCCAACCTATTATGTGGGATTGAAAATATAGATGCACTCGCATACAAATCATGCTCATTGCGTGCTCTATGTTTGTAAAACATTTGATTGAGTCCAGACCACACAACCTTCTGATGTTTTGAGTTCAGAAAGGTTGTGGAGTTGGAGTTCGAATTATCAATCTCATCAACTTCTCTATAAGCAGGAAGTCCAATTGACTCGGAAACGTTTATCTTTTCGCTATGTTCTGGCGATATACCTTTTAAGACCGAATGTGAATACAAATCGTTTCGATAGTTCACATGGTCTACAATCCATCGTTTATATGTGTTGAATGGTCTTAGTTGTACGCCACCCCCATTGATTGGTTTGTAAGCTTCTGCCATTATAATTCATTATCGTTCTTAAAAATCAAGTTTAACTTTTACCAGAACTTCATTAGAGAATGATTTCAGAATTGGTTGTGATAACTTAGCTACTGCTAATAGTTCTTGTGAACTATTATACAACCCAACAGTTGTAATATATGATTTTGGATTATTCGTAAATGTCGGTTGAGAAAACGCGCCATTCGAACCAGTCGTAAATGATGGGTTATTTGAGAAGTTATATTCACCGTTCTTAGCTCTTACAAAGTAGAATGTAGATTGAACTCTCTCTTCGTTTCTTGCGGCGAATCCAAACTCAGTTGAATCTAAAACAGCTGCCCCACTTATAGATGTGAACAATTTAAATGCGTTATCACCATTAACATTTGAACCAGTTACTGTATTAAACTCTAAATCTGTATTTAACGTATCTGCGTTCATTACAATCACACCCTGTTCAGGGTAAACCTGGCCGTAATATGTTTTTGGTGAGTACACACCATTTAAGATTGAACCTGATACCAAATTATGTACCCTTCCGATTTGTGTTGCGGATTGTTGGGTATCACCACTATCATCAATCAACTGAATAACTTTATTGTTATCAGCATCAACTGTTACGTTGGAACCAGTGTGGTCGTTATTACGTGCTACATCATCACCATTTAACGAAGCGAGATGTAATTCAAAATTACCAGGATCCAATCTATCTTTTAACCTAGCTCTATTAAAGTTGATAGCGTATATGTGTTCTGTGGATACACTATTGAACGAGAATGTTCTCTGATTATCTGGTAGTAGGATTTGTGCGTATTGTGAATAGATGGCATTTGATGGTGAATCCTCATTTTGGCCCAATGAACCACTACCTTGATTATGGCCATACGTTACTGAAAATTGTGATTCAGATGTGGAATCTGTTGATATCCCATCGAAAACTTCGTAGTAATATTCTTTCTGAGTAGCTGATTGTGCTGATGAACTAAAGAATGTAGTTAGTGTTCCTACGTTACCACTCCACAACCCTCTGGTTACTTTTTCTACACCACCTTCTACAACATCCCCTACTTTAAATGCCGTGTATACTCTTTTTGATGTATTAAACGAACCTGCTGGTAAAATTGCCATATCCTATTCCCTTTTTAATTATCCAAATGTTGAATCTAATGTGTTACCTACTGAGATATCTGGGTTGTTTGTAACCGTCAAATCAATTTCCGTACGTCCACCAGTCTCATTACCTACAACAAACAACTTAGTTGAAATATCGGTATTATCGGCCAGTACTTTAGTTCTAATTCTTACTGTTCTATTTGTACTAACAGTAACACTTCTTCTATCTTCATTAGCACCAACAACATCACTATTGTTTGCGATACCACTTCCATCACCAACGATATCAGCTGCATCGGAGTTTAGTAGTGTTACGGTGTAACCCAATGTTTCATTTCCACCATTTTTGGTTTCTATTGTTACCACCTGAGTCTGTCCACCCTCTTCCATTGTAATTGAGCTTGGGTTTGAATTTATAATTGGAATTCGGATAGTATTCTTTGGTAAAGTTAACAACTTATATCTTAATGAATAATTTTCATCTGTTACTGCCTCAACGATTGGCATGTTTTCAATTATGATTCCATAATAGTCTGAACCTAGCGGGTGTGCTGGATTCCACAGTTCGTAATCTACTTCATCATCTGCCAATGCGAATTGACTGATAACAAAGAAGTCTCTGCCCTTTGCTAATAACTCTCTACCCTTTTTTGTTAGGATAGCGTCTACAGTTATCGACGAATTATCTAAATATCCCATATTATTGCCCTTTTACAATTTGTTTCTTATATAAATATGAAGAAAAAACTTTTTACATTAAGTTTTGGCTTTTTTTACCCTTTACCAAATCATCCACCTTTTGCCTATCTTCTTTATCAAGTTTTACAGCAAAATCTTCCTCTACATCCCTATCATTGAGCGATTGTCTTAATTGCTCTAATGAATCTCTACGTTCTTTATAATTTTCTTCAGATGTTTTATCATCACCCTTTATAAGTATATCGCTCGATTTAGTTAAAGAGTTTTTATCAAAATCAGAATCTTCACTTTCGACTATATCCCTATGTGGTACTATAGGTCTACCCATTCTGATTTCCATTTCCTTAACTTCTTTTATTTGTTTCTGAACAGTATTCATTTGTCGAATTTCAGGATTCCTATTTTTTTTCTCCTGTTGTTCTATAATTATCTCTTCTTCTAAAAATGTAGAAATTTCATCGTTACTACGTGTATTAATGAGCATTCTGTTTTCTTTTTGTTTTCTTAACTTTTCACTTTCAACACGAGTAACCATCTTTTTCTTTATAGAATTTTTTGAATCCTCATTTAATTTTTTATCAGCGATTAACTTTTGCTTGACCAATACCTCAGAACCAGATTTTATAATTTTATCACCAACAATATCTGGATATGTTTCTTTTAGATACAAATCAAATTCTAACTTCATAAGTTCTAATTCTTTTTGAAATGTACGTCTCCTCTCCAATTCATCATTAAATGCTTCTTTTAAATCATCACCACGAGCATCATCTAATTTTCTACGGTCAAACTCTTCTTTGTATAACCTACGTCTATCAGAGTTTGGTAACCCTTTAGAATCTACGGGCCTGATTGCTGGTCTGAGTGAATCTATGGTATTGGGTTTCAATAACTCAATCACATCTTCTTCTCTGGTCTTATCGAATGTATCCAGTACTTTATTTTCTTCTAAAGGTTTACCAGTATCGATAATTGATTTTGGAGTTTTGATAACTTCATCTAACTTAGTAGATTCATCAATCGGTTTTTCTGGAGAAGTTATGAGTGGTTTGGCCGAGCGCTCTTCTAAACGTGTTTGAATCAGCTGATTCAATGAATCCACCGTCTTATCAACATTTGTTTTATTTGATTTCTCTGTTCTCATGATAATAATTATGTACCAGTCGCACTAATTGGTTGTGGTGGTGGTGGTGGGTCTGTTGGTGGTGCGTTATCTACAGAATCACCATTCAAAATATTAAACTCGTCACGTCTTTCTAGCTCACGTTCACGACGAATTAATTCTACTTTATATCTAGCATCAAATTCAGCTGAACGATTATCTTCAATTTCAATCAATTTTTCTAACTTACGTCTGAACGTTTTGACTTCATCTTTGTATTCTTGCATTCGAGTAAATCGAATATCTTCATTTACTGCTAGCTCAGTTACATCCAACGTGGTAAGTCCAGTCACAGTATCTACATCCAAATTACCCTCTTCAGCTGTTTGGGATGTGTAGATTAATACGTTGGGGTCTGCTTTAAATATTTCGATTACCGGTCTACCATCTGGTGTATCTGATGAGTTTGTGGTTAATGAGTCTGAACGTAGCTTACATCCCAAGTATCTTAAATTTTGAACTGCAATTGGTAGCTCATCTGTAGATACTTCAGCTGGTAATAATGATGATGAATTACTCAACTTCAATGATGCTGATAAGGATGTATCGTAAAAATATACCTTTCGCTGTGCGTATTTAGATTCTCTACTTGCTGATACATTTGTTCCAAGCACATTATAGTTCCAATACCCATTTGAACCAGTAGTCCAATTATTACCAAACCCAATATCAGCTGATGATGAATAGCTTAAAATTGTGTATTCATATGTGGATGGTGCGTACATATCTCTAATCTGTGGATTTCCCAAATTCTCCAAATCATCTTTTTGAGCTGTGATAATTCGTAGTACTGAAGTATCAATTAAAGAATCGTATTGTCTACGGTCCGCAGTTAAATTATATACAGTTGTATCATCGATTAGTGCATCGTATTGAGTACGTTCGGCTGATAATGCGTACACATCTGTATCATCGATTAGTGCATCGTATTGTCTACGGTCTGCCGATATACTATATATATCCGATGCGGTGATGCTAGTTTCATAGTTTGTATATGTGGATGTTATTGGTCGTGTGGCAGTAATAACCGTTTCATAAACAGGTCTGGTTTGTGTAACTTGTACTTTTGATTTTGCTTTAGGCCTCTCTAAAATATGTGGCTCAATCAAAATACCAGAATTATAATCCGCTCTCGCTGGAATAGTTTGCCTAATCTGTTCAAACACCGACATATCATACTTAGCTAACATATCAATTGTAGTATTAATCAAATTCTTTGCTGAGTATTTTCTAAACACTTCCCTTCGAACATAATCCAATTCTTCGTTTTGTTCTGTAAACCCCTCCCTTCTATCAGGATTACCAATGTAATCATCGATATCAAAATATCCAGTATGATTGTAAGTATCTTCATTATACATACGCGTTGCCGATAAGTAAACACCAACCACATTTGAATCCACAGGTGCTGTATCATATTGTGATTTTTCTTTTTTCTTTTCTGAATCAAGAATGCCAGTTAATTTGTTATTTTCGATTCTAACTTTATTGTTCATTATATTGTTCGCGCCAGCCGAAGGTACTTTTGTATAATATTCTTCAGTTACACCTTTCAAATCATTTTTTTCCATTCCTATGAAGTGTGCTCTTAGAGCCCTTCCATCTGAAGTTTCTGTTATTCGTTGATTGGGATGCGATGAGGATATAAAATTATTTAGAGAGTCTAACGTATCATACTCAGGCCAATTTTTGACTTGAGAATCTGGAATAATACGCAGTTTTAAATCGTAGAAAGATGATGTTGCTGAATTACCATGATATGTTTCTCTTGATAAAGTGTGTTCATCAATTACAATATCTTTTAATGGTTCTGCCCAATATCTAATTTCTTGTATAGCACCCTCTATAGGCAAACCTACGATTGGTGTTGTACCCTCTTGACCATTGGTGGGTTTACCGATATATAATATGTTGGCGGAATCGTTTGCTTGGCTACCAGTCCATGCACCATTGTATCCCGATTCGGTAGCGCCATCTACCGATATACTTGCGGAACGACTTATAGTAATTCTATCTTTGTTGCTTCTTCTGTATTGTAGCTTGTAACTATTATCTTGTGTTATATCATCAGTAGAAACTTCTCTTTCAACTACCAACGTACTCATTGTGGAATCAAAAAGAGGTACATCCATAATACTAGCTGATTTAATTGGTGCGTTAGTTAATGGAGTACCATTTAGATATAAGTGAATATTACCACGCGTTGCCGTTGCACTTGTTGAAGTACTCTCATACACAACTGCCCAATCTGGCAACATCTCGTCTAACATTAAGAGTCTACCATTAGTGTTTTTATGCATTATGGTTGTGTTTTGAGCTACGTTTTGCTGTATTTGTAATTCTACAACATCAGGTGTTATACTTTGGCCATTGATGTATCCATCATCATCCACATCATCTATTTTACCCCAAGGAAGTTTTACATGAGCACCACTCTCTAAGGGTCCATTGGTTAGCGAAGATTCTAACTCTAAATGATAAACATATCTATCGTGCTCCCAATAAGGTCTAACATCGGTTTCAATTACAGGCCCACCATATTCTCTGATTGAGAGGAATGTTTGTGGTATACCATATGTTGATATCAATGCCTTAACCGCTCTAGCGCTACCTTTTGTTTTTAACAAGTATGGGATGTTGTTTACAATACGCCTCCAAACTTCATAGTTTATCTGCTCATGAGGTTTAGAGCGTAGTGAACCACTATTGATTACGTTACCAAATTTATCAGTACCTAATCCAAATTCCCACAACTCCGACCTATCTTTACCTTGTGTGAGTTTCCATCCCATTGTTTTGGCCACATCATATAGTAGTTCGTTTGGCATACCATCATATGGGTGTTCTTCACGAGTATGAATTGATGTTAGCGAATTTATGTAACTCCAAGTAATATCAAAATGATGTCCAATCATATCGATGAATAGAATGTAATCTTGATTTAATGTATCTTCTACTATCGCTGATGGTATTACTTTAGTTAATCTTGCATCATTTAAGGAATCATATATACTCGCCGAGTCAATCAACCCCTTTTGGTGAGCTATACCCTCTGATGATGTTACACTAAACTGTACAGGTGGATATAGTTGTTGCTTTGGCCAAGGGGTAAGTGGGTAGTTCGATGAACTGTGGTGTGTGTATAGTGAACCTGTGGATTCGTTATACATCCACCGTTCCCACCCGTCCATACCACTAACAACTTTGTTCTTTCTAGTGATTGATTGTGAAACATTTGTTAATGCTTCAGAACCACTTACAGTATTTAATTGTTTTATTCTGGCATCGAACGATTCTATCAACTCTAACTTATACTTAAAATTATTCACCCGCTCAACAGCAGAAGAGTACTTTACAAAGTTACCAAAGTATGTGTAATCTACATTTAAATCAACTCCACCAAAAGAAGAACTTATGTACTTATCAACAATTCTTTGTGATGTTGTTAAATTAGCATCTAATAAGTCGTTCCAAGTTTTTAAATCGGTACCTGTGGATTTACCATAGTTACCCATATCAATTTTAAAGTTTGGTGCTGAGAAGTTTTCTGTTTCTACATTCTTTTTAGTTTCATATACCAATACTCTATCAATATATGAATCTCTAAGTACCTCATCAATTTTACAATCTAATGGTAACAGCCCATCTTCTAATGGCTTGTACAGTTTTAAAATAACACGCTTTACTTGATTAACTTTAAATGATGAATCGTAGTAACGTATTTTAGAGAATTTTTTTATAGAAGAGAGTCTACGCTTTCCAGTTTTGCCTGCAGCAGTGGGTGGTATATCGTAATATTGTCCCATAGGTATATTGTACTGCCTATCTTCAGATGTTTCGTTTTCTGAATAGTATATACCCTCACCATTTATATTTTTTTCTATTTCATAGTATGGTTTATTTTTTTCATCAAAACTTATATTAAATTTTGCACTGCGGCCGGTTGTTTCATATACCAAGTCGTTTGATGGTGTTCGTTTCCTAGATGTGTAGAATTCTACCCATCGATTTTCATTTTCAGATTCAATAGATGGTGCAAAAAATGTATCTTTACCATTAGCTTTATCTGTAGGGAAACTGACAGTGGAAACCGTCTCGCCATTTCTTTCATTGTTTTCAAAACTCATATCAGTTATTGTATGAATTTTGTTTTCACCAAAGTTTAAAATAAGATTTGGTTGATGTGTATCTTCGATATACTTACCACCTGGCCCATATTTAGAAAATATATCAACTAATGTGGTATCGGCTTCGACCTCTATTTCAGTACCATCCGAGTTGATGTTTACTATTTTTAAAGTCCCAGTTCTTCTTTTTAAAAAATTATAAACAATTGAATAGTACCCACTTTTTATTCCGGCCAGTCTAACATCGTTCTCAGGTCTAACTAGCAGATTTAATTCAGATGCCTCTTCACTTGTATCAATATCATAATCTAATTCTTCAACAGCTGAGTGTATTAGTTCATCTGCTGAATAAATGTGTTTTTCAGTTTCCAACTTAGTACCAGATGTGTATCGATTGGTGAGTTGGAGTGGTTTTGTACTTGTTCTTTGATTAGAAGCATCTACTAACTCATAGGTCTGCACCCCTAATACAGGAACTTTCGTTTCAACCAATATGTTTGGATTTTGAAATCTATTTATAGCCATATCTACACCCTATTAACGTCTACGATTACGTCTACGATTTCTACGATTCTGTCTGCGTTCTTTACGGTCCTCTTTACGGTCAGCACGTCCCTCTTTTCGTTCTTCTCTACGATTCTGCCTATTCTCTTGCCGTGCTTCTCTACGTTCACTACGCTCTTCTTTACGTTCTGAACGTCGTTCCTGTCTATCTTCACGCCTATCTTCACGCTTTTCTTGTCTGTTTTCTTTTCGTTCGGCTCTACGAGCTTTTCGGTCTGCCTTACGTTCAGCTCTACGTTCTTTTCGTTGTTCCTTACGTGATAACTCTTCTTCAAAAATCTCCCCATCATCACCGTCATCCCCTACTTCTTTTGGATTTTCAGGAAGTGTTGATGCTGGTGTACGTTGATTTAATGGAATTATACCCACATCGAATGCACCATAATCACCCTCTTCTACTGGGTTATCCCCATCAAATACTTCTACCGTAAGTATGGATTTCTCACCATATTGAAAAAAGTTTGCGGATGCATTACCACACTGTGCATGAACTTGCCAAAGGTCACCCTCCGTCATTTCTTCATTAAGAACATCATATGTAGTAGATAAGTATAAGTATTCACCTGGCCCCACATTAGTGTACGCCTGTGCAAATTCTTCTCTTGGTTCATATGGTGGTCTTTTTCTAAAGAAAGCCAATCTTAAAGCAACATCCTTATTTGGTGAGATTTCATTACCCACACCAATTGTGGTTTTTAATCGAATACTCTTACCACTATCTATTAATTCTTTTGTAATCCTATACCCATTCTCATCTAAGGGTGGTCCATATATAGTATTATCCCAATATATTTTACGGAAACCTTTAAACTCAAAATCACGACGAGCATACTCTGCAGCATCATAATATGATGGGTTCACACTATGGTAATCTCTATTACGCTCGTATGTTTCTGCATCTTCTGTTATTTCGTACCTACCACTAAACAAATCATCAAACGGGTCGTCTACATCGTTTGGAACTGAATTTACATATATTTTCTTTTCTGATATGAACTTCTGCTCTATTATTTCAATAGGTATATTCGGACGTACATTTGTTAGCTCATTAGATAATCTATCAATTGTTCTGGCATATGTTTCTTTCTCATAATGAGTTTGAGTCGCAGGGACAATGTGATAGCCATACTCATCAGTTGAGTTTTCTTTGAGAGTATAGGATACAATTTGATTCGATGAGTTACGTTTAATCTCTCTCCGATTCAAGTTACCTTCAACACTATCTGTATTCTTTTCCGCCATTATCTAATTACTTTAAATACGAACCCATCGAAATATTCTTTTAAACCAGACCTATCCACTCTGAATTCAAATTGGTAGTATCTTTCTGGTTGAAGTGTATCGAACCAAAAATCAAAATAGTTTCCAGTTGAATCACAACTCACTTTTGTGTAGTTTGTATTGTATGGAATTAATACTTGATTTGTTTCAACATCCCTCACCTGGTAATAAGTAGTTTCGGGCAAATATTTAATTGTAGTATATGGGTTTGAATCTATAAATGTTCGTTGTGGATATGTTTCTCTACCAACAATCCGTATCTTAGCCTTAGATGATTCTTTATATTCGCTGTTTAGATTCTTAACGTATACAGTTATATCATCCGCTATCAACTCATCTAAAGAACCCGTTACAAATGAGCTATCATCCCATCTAACTTCTAATGTAGGTACATATATTGTATGTGTATCGTTTGAGAAAAACTTAGATGAACCATAGCGTATAGAACCGCTTTCCTGCGCTACTGGTCGTTTTATTATAAACCCATTGTTTTCTCTATTACCACTCAACCAATCGTTGACATACTCAGTAACTTCAACATTTAGGTTTTTGTTATATCGTGTAAATACTTGCTCATACTCCGTTCCGTTGTATGATGAGGTGTACCAGGTTCCACCACCAGCTTGAATTTGATATCCGGCCTCAGAAACTTCTGATATTGGTAATGAACCTGAGTATTCGATTTTAAAATTGTCTAGCGAACCACTAGCCGGCGTACCATCTGGATTGTAGTATGTATATGCAAAAATGTGATTACCACTAAACGATGGTGTGTATTCGATTGCTTGTACAGCATTTGTTGTAAATGATGATGTGAGATTTTCTATACCTTCTCTGGTTTTTAAACCATTCGGGTCGTATAACGTAAAATCTATTTTAGAAAAGTCGGTTGGTGTTAAAGATGCCGATACATAGTAAGTTGAACCTGATGTTAAATCAGCTATATATGATGCATCTCCGCCACCATTGTTGGAGTATAGATTTAGTTTAGATTCTGAAGCGAACATTCTAACATCGGCATCTAATGTTTCTTTTACTACATTTCGTAAAACAAACTCACCCTTATTCTGTGTAAATGTTTCCCATACAATTAAACCATCACCTTTTTGATGTACATAGATTTCATCAAAAAATCCTTTAGTGGTTGTACCATTATCTTGCCCATCAAAAAATGTAAACCTCAACTCATGTTGACCAGTAGCATCTGCTAGGATTGTGAATGATTGTGTGGATGCTGTCGTAATGTTTCCAACCAAATCTTCATAATCTTCTTCAGTTTTCAATACTCCATTTGGGTCTTTGATTCTAAAAACTATATCATCAAAATCTCCAGGATCTACTTGAAACTGAATACCATATTCAACACTAGCTGATAATTCAGCTGGGAATACTAATGTTGTTCCCGAAAAATTAGATGCGGATATCGTTAACTTACTATTTTCATGTATTAAAGACGGCTCGTTTCCAAATATATCGTTTATGGATTCTGTTAAAAACGCACTACCAATACCATCGTCGAACCCTTCATACAACACGATACCCTTATCTGGTATTCTACTTGGTATTGTACCATTGAACACTTTGGTATTTTCAACATCCCACAGTGTTACTGAGTTTCTACGTTCCCAACTTACACCGGATGTGTTTATTGGTGTATCATAAAATTGACCCAATCCTTCATTCCAACTTTGTGATACTGGATATATTTCTAATGTATATTCAGCTGGAATTTCTATCTCTTCAGTAGATGTTAAGTTTAATCTAAACTCTGAACCAGTTACATCACCACTAACTATAGATTGTGATAATTCGGCTATATCGAACTGCGTAAGGATTCGGCTGTTCCCAGTAAAACCACCACCAAGCTCATCAAAAAATTTAGTTACTTCTAAAATTTCATCTTTTCCAGTATTTTGTGCCTTACGAGTGCTTGGTTCGTAGATTGTAGAATCTTTATGTCCGTATATTCTGTAAATCATATTGTATCCTCATTTAGAATGATTGCGTTATAACCTGTCCTCGTATATCCGAGTCTAAAAATTTTACTTCAAAAATAGAAGGGTCTTTAGGTGGGTAGATAATACCATTCTTAGTAGCTGTAAGTAAACTATATTTGTTTGGTGCATAGTTACCATTAAATTTATTGTAAATTTGTAAACCACCTACTCCATTCTTACTAGGTCGGACTACAGTCTGTACCCCTTCTACTTTATCTAATTCTATGTATACATTTGATAGGTTGATTGGTTCATTAATTCTCCAATTTTCAATATTGAAATACTCTCTCATTCTATTTATAGCTCTGAGTAGTACTTCGTTTGAATTATATTCAGGAAGTACAATGATTTCAAAATCAATACCAATATTTACAATATACGCATCTTTAATATTTACAGCATCTGTAAGTAATCTGTGATACGCTATGTAATTTTTTAAGTTGTATTTTGTAGCAGGATTTAACTTAGATAGGTTTTTGTTATTATCATATCCCAATGTGTATAGATTTATTGCCAATGGGTTTGGAATTTCTGTACTAATCGGTTCACCATCTAACTTACTATTCTCTATCTGATAATCCTGTACAACATATGCTTTTGCTATAGAACCGAATTGTGGAGGAAGTGCGTAACACCTCATCACATAATCTTCTCTGGTCACAGTTCTATTTTGGGCTCCAAAAAATGCCATAGCATTTTGTTTGATAGCATCTTGTCCTTCTGTTGTTTTACCACCCACAGCCGGCTCAGGATTGGTACACGCCAATGAACTTTTTATGAAGTTGACAACATCTGAATTTAGATTTATTTCATTTTTTAATGTTGTGGTGCTTCCCAGTACATTGGTCAAGTCTTTAGCAGGTACGTTATCTACCACACCATTACCAACAACGTACTTTACAGTAAGTGTTGTGTTAGCTGGGGCTGCTCCATATGTTTTTGTATACAGAAAATTTGAAGGGTCTAATGATGTATCTAAATTTTGGTGCTCAGTATACAAAGAAGAACCCACATTATCCGCATTTGGTATTAACTCTTCATCGGCGTTAGCAGATATACCTGCTCCAAATTGTATAACTAAAACCCCATTATCTTCAAATCTAGTAATGTACCTCTTAGGTACTCTATTCAAATCTAAAAGATATGGTGTATCACCTTGATGTGATGAATACTCAATAGAATTATCTTCATTGTTATCTATTTGCTCAAACACTGTATCTTGTGCTAAGTATGGTACTTTAGTCCATTTATCGTTATCATCATCGTAGATACTTTTTACTCTTACAATATTCTCATCGACAATTTTAATTTTATCATATATTTTTGGAGCTCCGAATGGAAATTCTTTTTCTATTTCCTTACCACTTGTCGCCTTAGTACTTTTTTTCAACAAATAATATACTGGCTCATTTGTGTTCTCATCTATCTGATATACCGATACTTCAGTCGGATTGAATGAGGATGAAAATGCAAAATCAATTTGTGATATTGTTGTAAATTCCACTTCAGAAAAATCTGTTGAACCTACAATCATACCACTATTTACAATCATTGCATAATCAAAATCAGGTTTTACATCATCACCACTTCCTTTAGCGGGTACTAGTTGATATACATCCAACGTTACTGATGCGGGTACTACATTTTTAGGGGTATATCCCATACTACTAACAATGTTGAATAAATTTGAGTTCTCTTCAGCTGTTGTTAGTAGCGATTCCCTTAATTGCGTATCTGTATAGAATGATAATACATCCCCAACATATGATGCCATTTCCATAAACATCATACCCGGTGATGATTCATTAAAATCATTGTACGTGTTTGGGAAGTAGTTCTTAGAAAACTCAATTAAGTTTTTTCTAAACTCACCAAAATCTCTACCTAATAGAGATACGTCCTTTTGTACTAAATCCGATTTTACTTTCTTAGCCATAATTCAAACCTTATTCTATTTCAGTTCCCGCTGAATCTACATATAGTATTATCTGTCGATTCGCTCCTTGCTCAGTAACTTTAAAACTCAACTGAATTCTAACTCGATTACTATCAAAGTTTGCTTCAACTACTATATCATCAATAATTATATATGGTAACCAAAAATTGATATCCTCTCTGAGTGTATCTGTGAGTTTGGTTTCGACATCTGCATTTATGTTTTCAAACAACAGAGTATATACATCAGAACCAAACTCGGGTTGAAACGGTCGTTCACCCTTTTTGGTTAACAATAAATTTTTTAGATTGGATACTGCCTGCTCTTCAGTAGTATAACTCTGAGCGAATAATCCATTCTTTTTACCAAATGGGAGTTTGATACCAACCGCCACATCTGGTTTAAAATCTATCGGATTGTAAAAATATTCTTTCCGTTGTTTAGCCATTTGTTATCTACCCTTTTTCTTATCAATTGCTTTCATCAATTGAGAATAATCTTTTGTTATAGCACCCATCACATTGGATACTTCAGGATTAGATGTATCAATAGGTCTACCATCGATATCTTCTGTTGGTAGTACTGATGTAGTTTCTCTACCACTCCATGCTTGTGCCTGATTCGAATCAAACTGAGCATCTATATTTCTCCACTCACCATCGTTCATTGTTTCGTTTAACATATCGTTTAACATCGAATTCTTAACAAATGTTTTTGCTTTAGGTGGTGTAGTTGTGCGTTCTTCTTTTAAGATATCGGATATGTTTATATCTAATGGGTCTTTAACCTTTTTAGGTTTAGACTTGGTTTCTTTTACAATTGGCTTAGAAGTCCGTTTAACTTCAGATAATATTGGTTTGAGTTCTTCACGAACTACCTTACGGATAATTACTTCTAATAGTTGTGCTAAATCTTTTGCCTTCATAGTTTCTGCTTTTATTATAAATATCAAATTGTTTTGTTTTACACCATGCCAATCCAAGGTTGTGGTATTGGTCCAAGTGGGACTGGCGTTACTGGAGTACCACTCGTAACAAATTCCGTTTGTAACCCACCGACAGTTTTAAGATGATTTGAAAATGCCGTTACCAATTTTTGAGCAAATGGTATCCCATATGGAGTTCTCGATGGTTCATGCTGAAATGCTTTAAGTAAGTCAACTTTAAGTGCTGGTACAACACCCCCATTGTTTATTATGTGTGTTATTGGAACCGGCACTCCAGCAGTACCAGTCGATGATGCCATATTTACTGGATGAAATGGTACAGGTGACATCGTAGTTGCCAACCAATATTGTGATGTTGCGTTTGCCCAGTCTGTGAAATGTCGTAGTTGTGGTTTCCCTTCAGAATCCTTTATATCGTTTAGGGTTTTTAGTATACCCATCTTAATTCCAGCATATGGTACTTGAACCAATGGTAGGTTGGCATGGAGTGTTGTTTGTGCCGTCTTAACTGCTTTGTGATATTCGGATGCAATCTTTTCAGCAGTCTCCTCTTCCGTTTTACCTTTAGATGGGTTGTTTAAATACCCACCAACAGTTGGTATAAATGCAGGCCATAGTGCGGGCATATTATTGTTTCATCTTTTTTAGTTCATCAAAAATCTTTTTAACTTTAGCTGCATTTGTAGCAGGTCCAGTTGGACCAACACCAGTGGTGTATGTAGCTTTTGCTGAAGTTAAATCTACCAACTCACTAACCAAATCCTCCATAAGTGTAAAGAACTTATCCATCTCCATTTGCCAAGTTGGAGTTGCATTTACAATATCCTGCTTACCGGCTATGATTACTCTCTCACTCTTTGCGTTAAAGAATAACCTATCTGAGTTCATTACTATAGTTGGGTCTGCAAATTGTGATTGTTGTTTGACACCATCACCCAATTTTTTCTGAGCTGGTTTCAGCTCCACCTTCTGTGTTGATGTAAACCACATCGATGATAAATCATCATTGATATCTTCAATAATAAATTTGTTATACCCACCACCACTCTTTCTTCCATTAGCAATAATAGTAATTGGGTCCTCTGGCTTTGAGGCCGTCCAAGACGGAGTCTCAGATGTTTTTTTAGGTTTTGGTGTAAATCCAAACCTCATAGAGTGCCCGAATCTACCTTGAAGTAGTACATCTCCAATAAATGGTTGAAGTGATGCTACATCTGTTCTTTCTACGAAACCATCACCAAGCTCAGAATCAGTGCTACCTCCGATACCCGGCACACCAGTAGAAGTTGCTACAAATTTAGCTGCTGTTTTAGTACTACTTATTAGTGCATTACTACCGGGAAGTGCGTTTGAATGTACATTCTTTTGTAGTGATATTGGGTTAAGGTAGTAATACGTTGTACTTTGACGACGTTGTGATGGGTTTGAGGTCGTACTTGAACCTTGAATTAGAACTACAGTTTCACCAATAAGTGGTATTTTCTGTATAGATAAATCGTATGGATATGCCTTTATCTGATTGTTTACATTTCCAGGTATGTAGACCTGTATAGCGTATACATCGTTTGGATTCGAATCCGATAATTCTATCCTTTTAACTGTGCCAGTTATTACTGCCATTACACATCCCCATCTTCTTTTAAGGAATCAATTGTATTATCAATGGCTTCTGCGTTTTTGATTAACTCTTTCTTTTCCTCATCCGTTAATCCCAAACCACCACCTTCACCTGAATTAGCTTCTTTCATCATACGTTGAACAATAGCCGCAAGTTTTACAATCTGCTCATCGTTTCTAATGGATACTTCCATATACTCTTTTATCAACGGAACAATCACAGTAGCATCTTGCAGATTCTTTACCAATGGTTCTAATTGAGCAATAAGTAGCTTTAACTGCCTATCTTTTTTCTTAGAGTTACTGTATACATCTGACATTATATCAGAGAAGGTTTTACCTTTAAATAATTCAGTATCTTTATCCATCACTACCTTTTAGTTTGTATTTAAGGTCTAAATGACCTTTCTTATTGTACTCTGAGTACAACTCTACATAAATTATCTTTAGCTTACCAACTACCTTTGTTATGTATTGAGTGTGTACACCAGTTCGTTCTCTAATAAGTATGTAGAGTGCTTTCTTATTATACGAATACAAATCATTTCGATTTTTAAATAGTTCATTTATAGAATCTGCAATGGCCCTATCTCTATCTTTTAAAAAAATCTCATACAGGTGATAGTCAATGTATTGTGTATAATGGTCTATAAAATCTGATTTAGATTCTTTATTGTTCTGGTCTACTACCTCATTAACAATATTTCGAGATGTATCAATGGCAGAAACTTCTTCTCTCGCTTTCATCCTAGCATAGTTTGCATTGTTCTCATTGAACAAATAGTTTCTTGCTACTACAGTAAAATAAGAAAACGCCCTACCATTATCTCCATTGAACTTATGAATTTTCTCATTTAAAAATGCAACAACGTTTGCCTTTACATCTTCATATGGTACATTGAAATAATAAGTTTTGTAAGTATGAATTACGTTCTCTGCGAGTTTATCAAATGGGTAGTGAATGAACCTGTTATAGATTTTATTCTTTAACTGCTGGTCCTCACACCCATTATACGCGTTAATTGCAATTTCTGTTATTTTTGTAAAGTATCTTTTACTTCTCTTCCGCCTTCGCTTCGCCATCTAAATCATATTCATCATTTAATTCACTTAGGATGGTTTTTATTTCATCAAAAATAAAACCACTTTCATCATCAGCCTCAAAAGAGCCTAATCTATCAACATCTTGCATTCTACTATATGCTTTTTTTAACTTAGAAAACATAGAAACCAGCGTAGTATCTGATTCATCTATTCCATCTTCTAATTTCTCTACCTTACGCATAAGATTCCAAATAACATAAAATTGTGCTATTAATACAATTGATGTTAAGATTAATGCTACTATCATTATGCTTCCTCCACTTCACCAAAGATAGATTTAAAATCAATCTTTTCTGGCATCTTTACGTTTTCTAATTTTGCTTTCTTAGTTGGCCGTCCACCTACATTCTTTGTTGTAACCTCACCCTGCTTCATCTTCATCCAGCGTTCGTTTTCGAATCTAGCAGCCATAATATCAGCTTGGTGCATTACAAATGGTAACCCAGTCTTTAATGCGTTATCTTTATTGTATGCAATATAGTATTCTTTATTGCTATCATCATACAACCCATCGGTTAATTTAATACCTAAGTACTCAACTTCTGAGATTTTAACTCCAAAGTGGTTCAGCATCCAAAACGTTCTATCGTTTAGATTCATCCAATGCATTGACGGATTTGTTTTGTAAATCTTTCCTTGATTTTCAACATGCCATTGCGAGTCATTTGGGATGTACCAACTCTCATCAGCGTTACCAACTTTACCTAAGTCGTGGTGGAGGGCTGTAAAGATTATGGTTTCCTTATCGTACCCACCATCACCGATTCCTAACTCAGTATGCAAATCGAATACCTTAACTGCGTTTAGAGTAACTCTCAATACGTGGTCAATATATCCACCAGCAAATGCGTTGTGGAAGTGTTCGGTTGATGAGGCAGGAGTAAGGATGATTCTATCTTCAAGATGGTCGTACATCTTGTTAAGAGCTTCTAACCTCTCACCTGTAAATGTTTGATTGATTAGTTTACGAAACTTATCGTAATTCTCTTTAATTTGATTTTCATCTAAAATATGTACCATCGTTTATTTTTTATTTGTTAAGTAATTGAGTATCAATGTGTTGTGATGATAGTGATAGTGTAACTGATTGATTATCAGATACTTATACTTCATCTAATATAGATAAGAACTCACTCTCTCTATAAATGTGATAAGTTTTACCACCATTCTTATGTTTGAATCCAGTTCCTTCTAATAGAACTGTATCTCCTACTTTTGTCATCATAGGGATTTTAGCACCAGAATGTGTAAATAACCCGCTTCCAACGGAAACTACTGTACCCATCATTGTGGTATCTGAACCTGATGGTTTGTATAAACCACCTTTTGTTTTCTCATCGTGTCTTTTAACGATTTCTACTACTACTCTATCGCCTAACGGTTTGTAATTGTATTCCATAACTTAAACTATTTTATCTATTATACCTAATTCTAATGCATCTTGTGCTGACAGGAAGTAATCGTTTTGCTGATTCTCTTCCCACCACTTCTTATCTTTTTTTGTACACTCTTCCATAATTGAATTACAATCATCTTCGAGCTGTTCGGCAAACTTTGCGTTTGATTTTATATCAGATAGTTTGCCGGCACTAAATGATGAAAGTTGATGTACCATAATCTTAGAGTGTTTAGATGCTGCCCTAAGACCAGTTCCAGCTGCTAACAATAGAGCTGCTGCCGACATTGCCGAACCCCTACATACAATATTAGTTACAATACCATCGTTTTCTTTTAGGGTTCTCATATAGTCGATTAACCCTAGCGTTTCTACAACATCACCACCAGGTGAATTTAAGAGTAGTGTAATTGCTTTTAATTCTGAATTAATCTTTCTAAGTAGCCTTACCTTCGATACTACATCGAACAACAACCCCATAGCTACCTCGTCCTGTATGAGTATAACATTATTGTTAATATCGATACCATAATCAAACTCTCTGAACTCCTGAAACCACTTCTCATTATCTTTCGTAGCTTCATCTACATACAATGGTTTTGTTGAATTATCCGTTGTAGTAGTTCCCTCATTATATAAATCACTCATATACTTCTATTTATAACTTGTTTTATACTTATTGATTAATCAAATATACGAAATAATATTCAATTAACCAAATTGTAGCTCAACTTTTTACAACATCCGAATATGGTTTAGATACTGAACCATACATCTTCGTTTTCTTACTCTCTTTTTGCTTGATTGTTTTTTCCACATCATTTAGTTTCTGCATGAACTCTTCTTTAGTTATATTATCTTCTGATGCTGTTTTCTTTGTGGCAAGAATCTCTTCGTTCTTTTTAATCTGAGATTCCCAGTCACTTAATCTTTTACTCCGATTGGGTGGTGTTTCATCTTCATCTATAGCAATAAATTTGTTTACCGCAATAACCATAGCTATAGCCATTGGGTCGAACACAAATACAATGAGTAGGGTAAACCAGTTTACAATAACACCCATTGGTTTATTTGTAATCTCAGACATATATCTAAGTGGTCCAATCTCAGCAGCAACTTCGTTGTTGGATTCTAAATCTAAAATCTGTAAATCCAATTTTGTAATCGAATCTGTAAGTGCTTCCATCTTCATAGATACATCATTTCGTTGAAGCTTCATATCATCTAATTGTGCACTCAACACTCTACGTGTAGATGATGAGGTAGTGGTGATGATTTCACCAGTCTCTCTATCTTTGTACTGAATGGTATTATTAGATAATCCTTTTGTTAGTTCTGTGATTGATTCGTTGAGCTGTGTTCGTTCTATTGAATATCCATCTAATGATTCTGAGAACCTATCTCTCTTTAGTTGAATCACATTCGTTTGCTTCTCTACAATTGTTAACTGGTCTGCTGTTGTCTGATATGCCGAAGTTAGAAATCCATAGATTCCAGCTGATGTGATTAACATCAATACACCCACACCAATAGTTAGGTATGTTCTTAGCAACACACCAATCTTCTTCCAATTGTTGTGTAGGTATGATGCTACAATCAACTTTGATACCTCAAGCGCTGTTGCCATAATAATCACCTCAGTACGGGCACCAGCGAACAACGAACTCAAACCAAATACAGAGTAGTATGCGGCGGTTGATGCTAATGATAACGTTGAGATTATCATCAATACACCAAATCCAAACTTTTTTGAAAAAAATTTCTTCATATCACGTTTTATAAGTTTCTTGAACTGTATTTATTTAAAATCATTTAAAAAGAATGAGGTTGTAAACAACCCCATACTCCTAATATAAATATTGAAATATTTAGAATTAATTCTAAAACAAGCCTAACCCCACAATTATGCGCTGACCTTTCGATACTCCAAAAGGGTCAGTTCTTTAGCTTTAGCTTCTATCATTATATCAACATCTAAACCATATGTATTAATTGTTTCAGAGATGTAATCTGAATGTGCTTGTGGTTTAATAGATTCATTGTTCTCATGTAATGCTTTACTCTCAGAGTAATGAACAACTGGTTTGATATCACCCCAAGTACTAGCAGCAAGTTTGAGAGCTTCTTCTTCAGTCAAGCCACCCGTACAAAATTTGTGGTGATGGTAGTCAAACACAATAGGAATACCAATTCGTTCGTGAATGTACATCAAATCTTTTACTGAGTACATAGATGCTTTATCATCATTCTCTACAGTCAAACGAGTCTGAACTGATTCGGGCAACCTCTCAAAGTTCTTACAGAATCTATCCATAGCAGATATCTTATCACCATACACACCATTACAATGAATGTTCAGCTTGTTGTAGGGAGTACGAGATAGACCCATCATATCAAAGACCTCACCATGTATCGAAAGGTCTGTAATAGTGTTCTTAACTACGTTCTCATTGGGTGATACTAGCACATTGAATGGGCCAGGATGGGATGTGATACGATGACCATACTTATCCACCAAATTACCAGCACCAGCCAATAAGTTTTTGATACGGTCATAATGTGGTAGTGATGATAGTGGATACTCCGAACTCCACGGAAATACATTGGAACTCATACGAAAGAACTTAACATCGTTCTGCTCATTCCATTTGATAATCTCAATCAAATCCCTTACGTTCTGAATACTGAGTTCAGAAGCATAGGGAATACCTTTTTGTAAGAAGGTTCGTTTAATCATACTACGATTGGTAGTAATACCTTTTTTACCTAGCGTCATATTGATACACGCATATCCTAAGTGTCCCATATCTGTTGTTTTGTTTTACTATGTAAAAGTACAAAAAAAAGGGGACTAATACAAGTCCCCTTTGTTAAATAATTGTTAAGTTTCTTCTATCGGTTCAACATCCAAAACTTCTTCGCAAAAATAATAAAATGGCTCTTTCTTAAAAACCTTATCTGAACGTAAATGGCTGCGCCAGCTACTTACAATCGGATTCTGGTCTATTCTAATTTTGCGTTGTATCACCCATAACTTATCCGATACGTTTAGAAACTCCTTACATACAATCACTTAATTGTAACCTCAATGGTTTTGGCTTTCTTCTCCTCCTTCTTTGGGAAGGTGATATTCAAAACACCATTCTTAACGGTTGCTTCGGCTCTAGCAACATCCCAATCCTCCTGAATGCGATAGCTCTTAAAGAACTCCCTATCCTCAGTCGAACCTTCAATGGTTAGTACAGAATCCTCTACAGTGATATTGAAATCCTTTTTAGAGAATCCAGGAACATCAAATTTCATAGTGAAATCATCTCCATCGATTTTCATAGTACTTCGTTGTGTGGTTTTGATATTTTCATATGGTACATCAAACATGTCAAACATAGCTTTGTTAAATTGTAAAAACATAGTGTATTACTCCTTTTGGTTTTATAAATAAGATTCGTACTCTATATTACGAATACCATACCATTGAGTAAAATTGGAAATAACGTCAGTTAGATACTGACATTTTGTCAGTTAAGTGATATTGGGTTACCACTACCCACAAGTCTGTGAGATAGTTTTACTTCCCACGGCTCATAATTGGTAAACTCAACCTGGCGGTCCATAAGAATCATACCATTCATCATTAAATCTCTAGCAACCTTTTCTAAAGGAAACAAGCTCCCACCAGTAAGTACGATAGTATCATACCCATCTTCTCTGATGAATTCCATTTGAACATCTATCCGTTCTTTAGGTTCGGGCATATCATCTTCAAGTTCAAACTCAAAATAATCACCACCCTTACCTTCATATTCATAAGCGAACTCTCCAATCATTAAATCATATAGATATAATAACTTATCTACATCCTCTAATGAACTAAAGAAGTTGAACTCACCCTCATCCCAGTAATCTGAATTAGCCATTCTCATCTCCTTTCCTTTTTGAAATCGTTGTAAATTTCACGAGTCAACCAAGATGGTTCACTGGTGAAGTGTTTGAAGTATGGTGTACTTATTAGATAAAGTTTGAGCTGTTGAAGTCGATTCTCTTCCGAATCGGTGGAAGATAGTATATTAACTATCTCAACTCTATATGGTTCATCTATGTAATGTAAACTCATCCTATTCATAAATAGTTGGTTTTATAGGTTTCCTTTATATAATTCATTTAGAAACAACAGACATTCTTTGGGGAGTGCCTTACGATTTGTACTAACTGTATCTGAAATAAGAGTTAGGAAGTTATCAATGTGTGGTAGATGGCTTGTACGCTCCTTAATCTTACCAACTCTGGTGATTAGATTATTTAGATACTCACCATCTACCACTACATTAGATGTTAGGTAGCGCTCTACCATATAGCGTTCAGAAAACCACTTATGTGGTTTAGCATCTTTTTCAACAACTTGCTTATAGATTGTATCGACGTATTCACTTAGTTGGAGTATATCTGGTACTGTTTCTGCGAAGTGTTTGTAGTTAACCCACTCACGTGCTTCGTTTAACTCATCATCTCCTAACCCCAATTCTTTGAATAAATCCGATGCTTTCATTTATAGTTTGTTTACCTAAACAAACCCATTTGAATTTTTCGTCTGTGAATCAGCTGTGCATCTGAAAGTGTTTGCATTAACTTAGTACACTCAGACCACGTCAAATCTACATTACGATTACCAATAACCAATGTTCCGATTGGTTGTGATTTATCTTTGTAGTTTGCTTCTGTAATTGAATCACTTACTTCAAAGTCAATTGAATTATAGTGTTTACCTAAACTTTTTAAACGGTCTCTATCTTTGGCATGGGTCGCTCCGCCCATATTAACTCTACCTCTCGGCTTTCCTGAATGATTCTTCATTATACAGTATTTGATTTATTTAACTTGTTATCAATAAATATAAAATAAAGTTTAATGAAACTACATTAACGCCTGTTTCTTTGAGAAATTCTGTTGAACTTTCTTTCAAATGAACCCACATCCATTCGATTGGGGTGTGTACGTTCAATGTTCTGATTTACACGCATCGTTTCCGCCATCCAATACCAAGCCGCAGTCACAGTAGATTGTGGTGGTATCATATACTCCTCAAGCAATAGATTATCTGTACCATCTGAAACAAAGTACCTACCATCTGCAGTCATCTGAGTGGATGCGGTTGGGTACTTCTTTAGAACTTTATTCTTTAATCGCTTAAACACCTTCTTATCAAGTTCCATATTCCGTTATTCGATAACTTTTAGAATCTTAGTCTCAATCACCGAAGCCACTTCAAACTCTACGGAATCGTTTTTGAACTCTTCGTGAACTTTAGTTTCAGCATCTGTTACAGAAACAGCGTTTACCAAATACTCTTCTACGTTCTTCTTTTGTCTACCTTTGTCATCCTGTGTGATAACTTTTACTTTTGCTTTGTAATACTTCATAATTTTAATTTTAAACGTTATACTTAATGTTATACTTAGATTCTAATTCTTGCTCTGTAAGCAGTGCGTAATCACCATTTACTTCACCATTCTGCATATCCTCAGCAATCACATGGTAGTAACTTACAAAGTTCTCACCATCATGCTGACGTCCAGCTGGCATTATAAAAACCCAAATCGGTATGTTCCGATTCATATAGGTTTTAAATTGTCGAGGGCCAATCTCATCTGGCCCCTTTTCAAATCGGTCACGCATACTCTCATAGTATGCCTCATCCATCTCATCCCATTCTTCAGGATTCTGAAGGAACTGCTCTTCAGCCTCATCGATAGCTTTAGCCATCGCTGCACGTTCCTCTTCACTTAACTCAGACCAGTAATTATCTGGAATAAGATTTTCATCGTGTAGTTCTTCTTTACTCATTGTTGTTAGTGTTTAGTTCATACCCAATTTGTCCGTTATCCATTACAACGGATTTCACAAGTCCCTTTTTGGTCAACTCATTCAATGTGGTATCTACGTTTTCTCGAATGATATCCTTAGAGACCTGTTCTGCTAAAGCCATTAGTGTGTTTACCAAGGTTTCTGTATCATCACACTCAACCTTTTCTGCGGCTTTGTAGAAACGTGGCCGGAATTTGTTTTCATCAATCCATTCGTTTTCAAAGAACCCATCTTCGTTAAGGACTTCGATAACCATTTTACAAACTTCAATATTGTTTTTCATAGTTTTATTTTAAATATACAAAAAATATCTATTATATCCAAACTCTGAGGTAAGAGATTCCCCCTTTCGGGGGATATCTCAGAGTTAAACATTGTTTTTAGAAAGGATTTGAAACATCAACATCTTGCTCAGAGTCAACGTTGAAGAGGTTTTCCTCATCGGTTGAACCAACATACTTCTGAACGTACTGCTTAATGAACGTTCGTTCTGATTGAGCCCCACCTGCATCATCGAACAATGGGTAGATGGTAATTTCAGCAGCCTCAGCGAGAGAGAACCCATCGTAGAGAAGTGAACCAATCTCAACCGCAGAACGAGTCGAAAGTGCGTTTGAGATAGTCGGAGTTTCTTTCTTCAAATCGTTTCGAGTCATTGAAGTGATTTGAGCCACATTGGAGAGAACTCCGTTATCAACCGAAGGATACATCATCTGAAGAAGAGAAGATTCCTCATCAGCGGTCAGAGTATCCATTTCGATGATAGTGAATCGGTCAACAATGGCTCGGTCAAGTTGACGAGTCGAAGTGTATTCATTACCGATGTTAGCGGAAGCGATGAAAGAAACTCCATCAGCCACCTTCACTACAGGCGAATCAGCCGCCTCATCCAAACGTAAGTAACGTTGCCCGGCATCCAAAACACTCATCAGAATGTTGTGGGCCTCAGGGTGAGCTCGGGAGATTTCATCCAACACAATCACGGTGTTTGGAGTCTGAATCGCCTTCACAAATGGTGAAGGAGAGAACACAGTACCTTTCTTAGTATCGAACTGAGTATTACCGATTAGCGTTGCTCGGGGGTCTTGCGTTGAACCCAAATTGAAGATTTCCATAGTGTAACCCTCAATCGAATTAGCCGCTGCTTTAGCAGCCATCGTTTTACCACAACCAGCCGGTCCGGTCATCATAATGTTCTTACCACGAATGATGTTACGGATAAGATACTTCCACTTCAATGGATTCATAAACAACATCTGTGGTTTCAAACCTTCAGATTCATTGTGAATGAAGTTGAGAACATTCTCTTCAACGGGCTTTTCAGCAACTTCTGCCTGAGGAGTAACCTTCATTTCGTATTGTTCCAACCCACCATTTGGTCGGTTAAAGTTGGTAACGGGCTCAGCCCCATTGAAATTCTCACCAGGATTCCGTCCGTACTCAACAGAACCTTCGGATAGATTTCCCTTTACACGAACTTTGAAACAATACTTAGTGGGATTGTTAGCGGCCGAAACAGCACGCTTATACAATGATGTTCCCTTCTCATTGATTGAAGGAACTAAAAACTTCTTACCAGCCGAATCGACCAGAACCAATTGGTTGTCGATATCTCGCTCAACCTTCAAATAAACAAATCGCTGTGATTTCATAATAACTCTGTTTTAATGTTTAACTCTTAATCTTACAGTACTAAAGTACCACTTATTTTTTAATATTCCAAATTTCTAATGTTAACAAATCGTTAAATCCCATAGTATTGCCGAGTATACTCATAACCATCGCCGGAAGTAATGAGGTAATTATACCCATTATAACACCCAGCATCCATAAGGATTCTTTCAATCATAGTACAAATACCAGCCTTATGGCCTTGTCCGTGACCCTCATAGGCCAACTGGCCATTGGCCCACTCCAACATCGTTACTACCTCAAGTGTCTTTCTTGCTTTCGCCATATCAATTCAATTCGTTAATCATCTCAATCATTACATAGTAAAGATACGAAATATTTTGGATTACACAAGCTTTTAATGTTATCAAATTGTTAAATGATTATTGGAACAATTTGTTCAAAGTTTTGGTGAGAGCCATTAGATTGGTGGTATCAACTGAAGTTGCTGATTTACCATACATCCGTTGGAAGTTTTCAACCCCACTATCGTAGTTATCGTAAACAAAGTAAGAAAGAACTTTGATACCCGCCTGTTGAATTTTCTTCACCTGAGTCGCTGTGTGGTTAACAGCCTCAGTACCACCATAATCCATATCGTTGTTAGAGAAGCCAGGATAACCATCAGAGAAGTTGATGAAGTAACTATCAACACCTTTGTTAGTGTTGGTAATCTCATTCAAAATAGATTCGAAACACAACCCCTCAGGAGTAGTCCCACACGGGTTAAGGTATTCGAACAACTGCTGAACCTTAGAGAACTTATCTTTACGAGAATCGTATGCAATCAACATAAGTGGTTGAACGTTTCGGTGGTTACCAGCCCCACATTGAATCGAGCGATAAGAAATCACCACATCAAGATTGTTGGTCATTGAAGCCGCCTTAGCGATAGCCACCGCAGCCGTTTGGGTGTTGGTCCACTTCTTACCACCCATCGAAGAACTAGCATCGATAGAGATGTGAACAAAGGCGGGGTTGTGTTTGTTAATGATAGTCTGGTCGAAGATTTGAGTATTACCCATACCCAACTCATGCAACAATCGACCAGAGATTCGACCATTCTTCATTCGAGGAGTAACCAATGAACGTTCCTCACTACGAAGTTTCAACTTCTTACCAAGAACAGTACCCAATACAACTCCCTTACGAACAGCTTCTTCATTACGAGCAGTCCAATAAGAACCTGTCATATCCAAAATACCACTATCGACGAGGTTCTTACTGAAGTTTCGAACAATCATCACGGGAGTCTGCTTATCAACTCTGTAGTAGCGACCAGATTGGTAATCCTTACCAGCCAACTTTTCCTCAATACCAGCCTTACTCAGAGAATCCAACTTAGTTGCCTCATTCTTAGAAACCTTCTTTTTGGTAGTATCACCATTCTGAAACTTCTTTTGCTTCTCAATGGCCTTCTCAAGCTGAGATTTCTGGCGGTCTGATAGTTCACCGTCGCCATCACTCTTTGTATCGGTAGGTTGGTTGTTAGAACCATCACCACCAGCCCCAGTGGGGTTGTAAGAAGAACGACCACTCTTCACATCATCACCATCTGCATCTCCATCGGTATCATCTACACCATCAGAACCATCCTTTGGGTCACCCCCACCACCTTCGGTATTATCAGTACCATTGGTTTCGGAGTTATCACCACCTCCACCAGAACCTTCTCCGGTCTCTTGCTGATTCTCATCGGATTGACCATCACCCTCACCATCTCCATCACAATCTTGCTCAGGTTGTTCAGTTGGTGGAAGTGAGTTCTCAACCAATTGGAAGATTTCAACAGCCAAATCCAAACACTTCTGAGTGGAAGTGAGTCGTTCAATGTTACCCAAATCCATCAGATTCCACACACCACGCAGTTGATTCAGTGCATCCAAATCACGATTAGCGTTGGTGATGTTGATGATACGGAACATATAAGATTCCCAATCCTCAGTACGATACTCAGATGAGGTCAATCCCTTATCAATAATCTTAGCGTTGAAGTACTTATCGTACATCGCGTGGTAGTAACCTTTGTAGCCAGGTGATGATTGATAAATGTAGTTATCAATCCGGCGGTCCTCAATCACATTGAGTAAATCCTTAACTAAACCATTTACCCAATTTTGAGTTTGATAAATATCACCACCATAATGCTTATCAGCCAATTGTTGGTAGTAATCATAACTCAATCCAATATCATTTGAACGAATCTTTTGAAGAGTATTGAAGTCGGTGAGTTTGATATGAGAACCTTCGTGCAATGCCAACCCCACCGTAGAATCAAAATCCTTATCATCCATCTTAGCTGAGATGGTTACCGAACTACCATCGGTGTAAGAATTATCCCCACGCACATCAAATGTAACAGGGATGTTATCGTTGGTAACAATGTTAACGAAGTTTCCAATAGCCTTCTTATAAGAGGCAAGAGCCATCAGATTAGAATGTTTAGATTCGACTTCTGTAGTCGTATCATCATCATCAAATAGGCCATCTCGCAACCAATAAGATGAATACTTAGTGTTATCTCTCATATCTTTTGTTTTATCTTTCCCAATCATTACAGTACTAAAATAGTGAACATTTACCACAATTCCAAGCCATAAATGTTAAAAAGTGTTAAACTTATAAACAAGTTATCAACAACTTAAAACAAGCCTTTAAGTAGTTTGCGGTAGTCAATTGCCGCTAACCCCACCAAACCTAACATCATACCAACACATGCGAACGTCATTTCGTTGAGTTCACCCGCAAATGCGATGTAGTTCTGAATTGTACCATTACCGGTCAGTAGAGTTAGTGTAATTCCACCAACTGCTATTAGAATTGCTTGATAGTTTTTCATAGTGTATCTCTCAATGATTACAGGACTAAAGTACAAAAAAAAGGGGACTTATACAAGCCCCCTATGTTAAAAAATTGTTAAATGTTAGTCTCTTCCAAAGAATCCTATGAGGAATCCACCAACAATAAGAATTAATGCGAGCGGCCAGAGTACGATTCCAGCGAATCGATTTAACATTGTAAAACTAAACTCAGGATCCTCATTGTACTTCATTACAATTCGTTCTGTAATAAACATAACAAGTGTACCTATCAATAGATATGTAATCATACTCAATTACTTAATGGTGCTTTGATTGCGGGGCTTGGTGAGTATCCTAAGATGGTGTAATCAAACTCACCATTGAGAACATCAATATTATCCAATACGATATCGGGTAGTGTATCTGACCCATCTCTACTGAGTTGTTCTTTGGCTTGTTCTAAGTGGTTGTTGTAAAGATGTACATCCCCTAAGTTACCAATCAAATGACCAGGACGATATCCAGTTTCTTCACATAGTAACAGGAGTAGTGTACCATACGATGCGATGTTGAATGGTAATCCTAAGAACGTATCTACCGAACGCTGGTTCCACATCAGAGATAGTTTACCATCGGCAACATAACATTGGAATCCGTAATGGCATGGTGGTAGTACTACGAACTGAATCTCTGGAACATTCCACGCACTAACCATCAATCGTCTTGAATCAGGATTTTTCTTTAGTTGGTTGATTAGATTACCCATCTGGTCAAACCCTTCCCAATCTCTCCACTGCGCTCCGTAGATACGACCTAACTCACCCCACTTCTTTGAGAACTCATCATCGGTTTTGATTTTTTCAATAAACTCATCTCTTTTGAGAATATCAAAAACATCCGTATCTCCTGGTAACTTATCAATGTAGTTTTTGTAGGCATCACCATTCCAAATGTTACATCCGTTATCTACCAAATATTTGATGTTGGTATCCCCTTTTAAAAACCACTTCAACTCAGTCATCATAGTTTTGACTGCCATCTTCTTTGTGGTTAGTAGAGGAAACCCATCTTCCATATTGTGTCGGATGGTATAACCAAAGATGGACTTAGTACCTGTACCAGTCCTATCTGATTTATCTACCCCATACTCAAGTATGGTCATTAGTAGTTCTTGATATTGTTTATCTAATTTATTCATTTTTTTTCAAAATACTTAATCATAATATGTGCTGATTTGTAATTGGTAGCTAATGGTACTTCGTGTACATCACACAACCTCATCAACATTGAGATATCTACATCGTGCGGGTGTTTATCTAATGGGTCTCTAAAGAAGATTACCCCATCAATCTCACCTCTGGTCACCATCGCACCAATTTCTGCATCACCACCCATTGGGCCTGATGCTACTCTCTCCACCTTTAGACCTGCATGGATAATCATAGTACCAGTAGTACCAGTTCCTACGAGCTGTACATCCTTACGTTTGAAGAATGGTAATCGTTTCATTACGAACGATACCATATCTGCCTTCTTACCGTCATGTGCGATTACTGCTAACTTCATAGTGATTGTGCAATTAGGGTTTTAAATTTGGTGGTACTCCAACCGTGATTTCGATTTAGATAGTGGATGGGTGTATTCAGTTCGTAGCCAGTATAAGTCTTACCTTTGTAATCATCACCTAAGAATCTAATATCAGGAGAGTTAAGTTCAATCAACTTATACAACTCATTCTCATATGTATATGTTTGTATATCATCAACATACCGCAACGATTCTAAAACTTCTACTCTTTCATCCACACTCAATATGGGTTTGAGTTTATCTGGTCGCTCAATGGATGGGTCTGTATGTAGGAATACTATCAACCTATCACACACCTCTTTACATTCTTTAAACATCTTAATGTAACCAGGATGTATCACATCAAAGTTACCAGCTAACATCCCTTTACTATACATTACTTATAATTGTGTTTGCTTTTGAAAGAGATTCTAACGCAGTATCTATGTGTTTAGCAAACCCCTTATCCAGCTTATATACACTATGACGTACAACATTCTCCACAATTGAGTTATAGAGAATTTGTGTTCTATCAATTGCTTGTTCTACTTCTTTATCTGATGGATTCATTTTACCCATTCATAGTATGCCTGTTGATATGCATCTACTCTACGCATTTTTGGATTCTTATCCATCTCTTTACGTGCCCATTCCATTACTTCAGAACGTAATCCCACAGCATCTGCTTCGATTAGGATTTCTTCAATTTCTTCTTCTGCGGTCATTTCGTATGAATTAAAATTTGAGCGGGAAGGTGGAACTGCCCCACCATCTCCGTACTGGAAGTACGGCGAGTTTCTCTTAACTCTTTTCCCGCAGTTGAGCGAAAGGTTGGAACTGCCCCAACTTCTCTACACTGGATGTGTAGCGAGTTTCTCTTAACTCTTCTCTCGCAGTTTGTTAATCACTGAACTATCTTTTTGAGTAACGATGTGATTATCCCATAACTCTCTCATATAATTCATATGATGTATTTGTATTTCAAATCCCATATCACCACTAAAGGTGTTGTGAGAACCTGTAATTAATGCGTTTACAATGTGCATATCGTGCTCTGTGTCCTGTGTGGAGTTATCCATCACATCCTTCAGAAAGTGTATCTTATCACTAATATGTACCGTATCCCATTTCATCGATTGTAAATATACAAAACATTTTTTAATTATCCAAATATTACTTTGAAAAAAATAGAGGAACGTATATCAGAATATACCAATTCTGAAAAGTTAGTTTATGGTTTTATCTACCGCATACCAACTAACTCTACTATTATTTCGAGTTCTACTCAAGATGGTTAATCTCGTTGTAGCGCCACAACAGCTTTAGTCGTACCTTATCCCCCATTATGGGATTATTCGGTCATAAAGTAAGATTTCCTTTCGGGTACTTACAATGCTCTTGGAAGAATCGGTTGTTTGATTCTTTCCTAACTTACCACCTTCTTTCCTGTCGGAACTCAATCACTCCCTTGAGCAATTGAACTGAAACGTGTTCAGTGTCAGGTTTACCTTATCCCCTTCTTCCGTTAGGGATTATTCGGTCATATACTCACCATTCATATGGCCAATACTTCAGGTGCCTCTATTATTTCAAAGAACTTCTACAAATATACAAAAGTTTTTTCAAACTTCCAAATATATTTTGGATTTTTTAAGTTAAGGTTATCGTTCTTAGGGTTAATTATTATCCATTCGGATTTATTCGATTCTCAAACTTATCAAATCTGGAATCAACTGTTCTGTACACTTCATCAACTTCATTATGAAGTTCTTTGTTCAACTCATCCACTATTGTGTAGAGTTCACGTTCAATATCGACTATTGTTTTATCGATATTATCAATCTGCTCTTTAAGTGATTTAACACTCAGGTAATTCACAAACGTACCCACAACCACCAACAATGTGATAGCTGCACATACACCTAAAATAAATGATGTTATTTCCATAGCTTTTCCTTTTTTATGTAAAGAACGATAACCTTTGCGGAAGATGTAGGATTCGAACCTACGGTACATTGCTGTACGCTGGTTTTCAAGACCAGTGCAATCGACCTCTCTGCCAATCTTCCGATGAGTCGTACTCACCCTACCCGTTAATCAACTCCTTCTTTTCATTGTCAACGACTGTAGTTGGAATATCACTACCATACTCCTTTGAGAAGTTGTTAGAAAGTGTTTCCAATTTATCCGTTGCGTTTGCGAGTTGGTCAACTAAGTTGTCAATCTCTTCAGTAAGTTGTGGGTGTTCTCCGATTCCTACAGAGGATTCGAAGTAAACTGATAATCGTGCTCTCGCATCCATTATCTCTGCTGTGTACTTTGCTTCCAAAGCTTGGTACAATCTTCTTGCGATTTTGTAATTCATAAATTATTGTTTATTAGTATTATTACTATTATATAAATATTGAAATTTATTTAGTGAAGTACATCCTGTTGGGTTCGAACCAACGACCTTCTCGGTGTAAACGAGATGCTCTGAACCAACTGAGCTAAGGATGCATATGTACCGATGGAGAGACTCGAACTCTCACTCCGAAGAACTAGTGCCTAAAACTAGCGTGTCTACCAATTCCACCACATCGGCAAGTAACCCCTCTGGGACTCGAACCCAGGACCCTCTCATTAAAAGTGAGATGCTCTAACCAGCTGAGCTAAGAGGTCGGTTGTAGGAATGACGGGACTTGAACCCATGACCTTGACTGTATAAGAGTCCTGCTCTAACCAACTGAGCTACATTCCCATGTTGAAAACACCTTTTAATCTGTAGAGGTGCAGAACTCGCAAAAAAAATCCGATAAGTCAAAGAACTCAATGGGTGTTTAGTGAGAATCGAACTCACAACCTCAGGCTCCACAAGCCAGCGCTCTAACCGATTGAGCTATAAACACCATAAGAAATTTTGTACACCCGATAGGATTCGAACCTATGACCTACGCATTAGAAGTGCGTTGCTCTATCCAGCTGAGCTACGGGTGCATTTATTATATCACCACCTTCGGTTGTTTCGATTAGTTCGGATTGATTCTCTTATTTCATAGTAGAAAGTCTTAACCATTTCATAAAGCATATAACCTAATGCGATACTTACCAAACCAATCATCGTATATTGTACATAAAGCATAATAGATATTGTTGTATTATTTATAGTAGCCGGAGTGGGACTCGAACCCACACTCACCGTTCGGCGAAACAGATTTTAAGTCTGTCGTGTCTACCACTTCCACCATCCGGCCATTCTTATTCATTACCCAATCATTTCAATAATTGAGTTAATCTCTTCCCGCGATTGCCAACCCATAACATCATCACCACAATTGGGAAAGAAGTTCTGAGTTGCCCAATCACCATCTGGTCCGAAGATACCAATCTCAAAAGCGGAGAACTCATCTGGTGAATTGAGATTCTCTCGCGGAGTGCAGTACATACCAGCACCAGCCATCACAGAGAGTACGTTACCATTAGCAAACTCCACCTTTGCTTGGAGTTGCCCCCCACCATTATCCTTAAAAGTCAAATCGTTAAAATCCATATCGTTTGTTTTTCAGTTAGAACCCATCATTGCGTCCTGAATCAGTTCGGAGGGAACACCACCATCTTTCATCGGAGCATCCAACATAATCTGAGAAAGTTGGAGTGCCATTCCTAACTTACCTTCATCGACCAGTTCCCTAATGGAGTTCAATTTCACATCGGTCGGCCAGGCCAATACCATCTTCTTAATCTGAGGGTCAACGTTCATCATCGTTTCTGTGGGGGTTTTCTTTGTTTCTCTCAATCGTTACAGTGTAAATATACGAAAGGAATCCTTACTATCCAAATTCTAATGTTAAATTAACATTAATTTAGCTTCTTAATGTTTATGGATTTATACATAAATTGTAATACAGAAAATAGAATTTCAATTACAATATAACCGATGACAACATCGACTAGCGTTAAACAATCTTTAGTGAACAAATTTAGCATCTCTTATCAATTAACTTTCTTTACATAGTAAAGATACGGAATAATAGATGGTTATCCAAATCTAAAATGTTAAAATTTGTTAAAAGATTACATACAACTGAAGTAGCGTTCTCCTCTATCACATAGAATCGTAACAACGTTTTTCGCATACCCTTCCTTAACCAATCGTTCAGCTACAAGATAGTTAGCAGCAGCGGAAAATCCAATGAATAATCCAAATTCTTTTGCCAATTCTTTTGCCTTATCTTTTGCTTCTTGGGTGGATACGATTTCGATTCTATCTAAGATATCTAAATCAACTAGAAACTTACTACCATCACCAATACCCTGAATACCATGCAGACCAGGGCAACCACCAGACATAACAGGTGATTCTGCTGGCTCCAATGCTACTAACTTACAATCATCGTACATTTGTTTAAGGAACTTACCAGCTCCCATAATAGTACCACCAGTACCTGTACCAGCTACGAACGCATCGACCTGAGTACCAAATTCTATATCTCTACAAATCTCAAATCCAGTAGTGTACCAATGTGATGCAATGTTGAGTTTGTTGTGGAATTGGTTAAAGTTAAAATAGCCATTCTCCTTTGCCATCTTATCTCTCAACTCAATAGCACCGTCAAAATCACCAGCATCAACTTCAATTAGTTTTGCCCCAAATGATTTCATCATAACTTTACGCTCGGTACTCATATTGGATGGCATTACAATAATACAATTGAATCCCATATTAGCACAAAACATAGATAGTGAGATTCCCATATTACCAGAGGTTGCTTCAATGATGGTATCACCTTTCTTTAATGTACCATCACATAGTGCCTGCTTGAGAATATATGCTACTGGTCTATCTTTAACTGAACCACCAGGATTCACAAACTCTGCCTTACCCCATATTGTTCCACCATCAAGTGGGAACTTCAATAGTGGTGTATTACCTACTGTATCTACTAACTGCATATTTAACTATCAAATGAGTCAATCAATTCGGATACTGCTTCGACTTTCAAATCATTACAAACCTCTTCCACATTCTCCCACAAATCATCCATCTGTTCATCGTAATCATCAGCCTCTTCATCTGGCCATTCATACTCTTTATCAAATGAAAGAATTTCACCTTTATACCAACCACCACCACCGATTGGGTCAAGCGATTCATCTTGAAACGTAAACTCAATTAGAAGATTCTCATCTAATTCAGATAATAGAGAACCCATTCTCTCAATTGCGTTTTCTATAAAGTACCAAGCGGATACTGTATTCATTTGGAAGGTATCCTCATCAGCCTCTACATTATCCGTATATACCCATTTAGCGCCCATACGATTGCTATATAGCTCTCTATCGTATTCACTCTCTTCACCATTGTTGTATAAGGTATTGTACAAAAACATGGTGTTTCCCAGCTCAGTATAGTCCTTACCATCAAACCACTTTTTTAAGGTTTGATATACTTGAGGTTCATCGGAGGTTACCTCCAACCAAGTCGATACGTGATTCGCCATAATTAATCGTCGTTATATGTTGATTCAAATCCGTTATACTTAACCCATTCAGGATTAATTTTACCACCTTCTATTACAATATCTTCACTTTTCTCACGAGAATCAAACATCAGTTCGCCTGGATACTCTACAAAGGTATCGTATAGTTCATCGGCGATATCGCCCAACACTTCAGAGTTGTTATCAATAAATTCTTCAGCTTCCCAGCTCTGTAGGTTTTCCTGAATAAACCAATAGAACTCTTCTTCGGTTTCCCCTTCGAACGCGGGGGTGGTTTTACGGAATAGTTCACAATCCAATGTGATTGGTTTTGATACAAAGGTTTGCCAGAATGTGGTTCTGGTTCTAAAATCTAACTTCATTTGTTATTACGATTAATTAATACTTTATTGATATATTTTATACTGTCACTATTACCTATGAATATCTCAACGTTCTTATAACGTTTGATGATTCTCTCCTTATCCCATTTGATTATTTCTTCGTATTCGGGTACGAATGCTTTTACATTTGTCATATTAGTCACAAATATACAACATATTTGTTACATATCCAAATTAGTATCCAACAAATTTAATCTTTACACAATCGTTAACAACACCTTCCTTAACAGCGTAATCCCACTCATCGTTCAACCAATAGTTCGGAGCCATCTCAACTTCACCTAAACAACCTTCGTACAAATCCTCAGTAGAGAACCCATGTCCATAACGAACACCACCACACAGAACCATCAGCTTGTTTAGGGTATCCCAATCATCTTTGTTGTTCTCAATCTGAACTTTGATTTCACCTTTCATCAGAGTAGCAACGAAATCGTTCCACTCATACATTTCTTTCGACCACGGTTTGGTCACCTTCGGTTTCTCTATATCCATATTCTAACTATTAACAAAGGTAAGTAGGACCGTATGCTCCATACACAGCCGTTCCATCAATCACATTTCCACGAGGATGTTTAGCGGCGGTAGCCCATCCGGCGGGTTTCATCAAATCACCCTTCTTCAATTCAACACCTTTGTGAATGAAACCTTTTCGAGCGATGAATCCCCAAACAGAAGTTCCAACAATAATCTTATAGAACTTATGACCCGTTTTGATTTCTATGTTCGGAATCTTTAGGCTTGGGTAGTTATCTTGCCAATACTCATTAATTTGTCCAACCAGCTGAGTTTTGAACTCTTCAATCGTTTGGACGGGGATTACGTTTTGAAACATCATATCTTTTTATCTCTTAATCTTACAGTACTAATATAGTGAAGATTATTTACACTACCAAATGTTGTATGTTAAGAAAATGTTAAACTATCGTTCCCCCCAAACCTTTGAAATGGATTCCCCAATCAGTTTCATTTCATCGTATGAAAACACATCACCCTTTGCTTTGTTACACGCATAACAACAGAACACAATGTTATCTAATTCGTACCCCCTATCCGAATTAATCCTATCGATACCCAACGCATAGACGGGTAATCCAATAGAAGATAACAATCCCGCGTTCTTCAAATCAACTTCTTTGATTCCACAATAATCACATTTACATTTTTGAGAGGTACACCATTGTAGGAACTCCTCTTCGGTGATGTTCAGCTCGGGCCCCTTCTTATACTTACGTTTCCGTTTTGAATTGACTGTTACGTTATACCAACGTTGACAGTTCATACACTTTTTCATCTTACCCGATGGGTATCTCAGATTGGTATCAGTAGTACCACATTTATTACAACTCCATTCCATATCTCTCAATGTGTGAAATTTAGAAAAATTTTGAGAAAATTTATTCTATCTAATCGAACCATTGGGAACGATGTGTCTTTACATTCTCAACCCGCTTATCTGGTTCTTCCCATCCCTTCTCAATCATCTTATCAACAATCTTTTGTTGGTTCTCCTTATCCCCTTCCTTACCAATCTTCTTCGCAGATTTGTATTCGGTATCAGTCATTGGTCTATTGAGATGGGATGCGGTCAGAGATGCGTACCTCTTAGTATGGTACTCCCCTAATGGTTTGGTAAATCCTTTAAGGTATTCTGCTTTGGTATCTAAGTACTCAAAGAACTCATCCTCACTCAGAGCTTCCATCTCTTCCTCAGTCAGTTCGTTGTTCGGGTCGTATTTCATATCCAATTTATGATTATGTTAATAGAGATAAGAATGTTGGTAATAATAGCTTGGAAGATGATGAAGGTTCTAAACAAAGCAACCTTATCGGCTTCTTTGTTAGATTCCCCCACCTTCTCACCCAATGCCTTTGCCCATAATCTCCAGAAAGAATTCATCCGTTGTTAATGTTCCAAATAGTAAAATACATATAAACGATAAAAATGATACCGCCCACTACCCACATTGTAGTACTCATTCCTTATTTCTAATTTTATCAATTACCAAGTAAAAAACCAAAAGAGTTACAGGCCAATGTGAAGAGTATAACGCTTCTTTGATGTAACCCATCATTCCTAAACTAACCGAATACAACAACGCAATAAGTGCGATTGCTACCGGCATCCATTTCATAAACTTTTTCATATTATTTGTTTTTATTTGTTTTCTTTTTTATATAGTTCAATATCACCCATCAACCATTTGATTCGTTCGGCTGCCATATGGGGACAATCATCTTCTAACAATTCCAAAATCTGTTTGAGGTTTTTGAGAACCAAACGTTTGGATACCAATGGATTGGTATGGGGTTCGTACCCATCTCTAATCCACTCTTTTACGATTTGTTTCAATCCCATTCCAACACATTTAGATTTCTATCCTCAATTCCACATTGGATTCCTTTGATAACATCACAATGATACATTACCGCTTGACCTTCCCTTACCATACAGGTATTACCCATCATTGCGTTATCGAACTTCTCATGTGAGAAATTGCTATCCACTTTGATGGTGTTAACAATGTTCGTAATCTCAAGGTTGGTAAAACCTTCTTTGTATTTGGTAGGCCAGTTGTTGACCAAATCCTCAATATGTTCTAACTTCATATTTACTTATTTAATTCATTCATATACACATCCAAAGTTTCTTCCAACAATTCAACATCGCGTTGGAGGTTAACAATGTAACCAATAATAGGAATCATAACAATGATACCTACACAGAGGGCTTGCCCAATAGTAATCATTTCGTTCATTTTATAAATTGTATTTAGTTCATCTCATTTATTACACTACTAATATACGAAATAAATCTGATATAGTTATAATCTATATGTTAAAAGAATGTTAAATCTTTGGGAATTGTGGTGGTGAAGCCAAAATAATAATAGTAAAGATATTAGTATTACTGAGTATAGTGTATAGAATAGTACTTATCATACAATATTTTTAACCTACTCCTTATATCCTTATCTATCTCTGAATCAGAATAGAATATCTTTTCTTTAGGAATACGCTTATACTGCTGATGGGTTAGGACTACCCCATTGGAGTAACGAAGATACTGGAAGTGCATACCACCCCACTTAAACCCAGCCTCACCCATCCGCTTGAGTGCACCCCATTCCAAATCGGTCATTTACCAGCCTCTACCACAATAAATCATTGCTTTGATTCTCTGCTCCTCCAACCACATAAGGTATCGATGTACTTTACATATCCACTTCATATCTATTTTCTTTTAAATGTATCTTCATCACCCTCTGCTTCCATAGTACACTCAGGACATCTATATAGGTGTAGTAACCCATCCACTTCCCATTTGTGATTGCAATTAAAACATCTTACTATTACAGATAACTTCTTTTGAATATAATGTTTCATCGGAAATCTCCTTTAGAATAAGTATTAGTATTAGCTATAATAAAAACTACTGTATATACTATATACCACTTCAGACAGGTTTTACCTAGAGAGAAAAACCAGGCTCCGCATGAAAATTGCCTAAGCGTGGGTGTAACGTGTTGATTCCCAGTGGGTTACGTTAAAATGCCCCCCACCCCCTTACTCTCATTTAGAGGGAGTAGGGTTTACCTTATCCGTATACCTGCTCCTGCCTTTGGGTGAAGTACTCCACCTTATGCTCTGCCCTTACTGCGAGTTCAATGTTATCATCCTGCATTGCTTCATTCCATTTACGCATCCAATATTGGATTTTGGGGAGATACCCATTCTGATACTTATTGTTTCTATTCATACTACTACTATTACTATACTATGTATTGTTACTATTACTATTTAGCTATTTCTTTTTTAATTCACCAAGCTTTCATCCACCACCACTACCTTAGTTCCTTTCCGAGCGTAGAGGCACAACCAATAATCACACCCAGTGGGCTTGTATTGGAGGTTAAGTAATGCTTTAGGGAGAACCCTATTGAATGCCATTAGGGGATTATCGAACGTTCCTATATCGTAGATAGTGGGGAATCCTGCCCTACACTTTGTTACTGCTCTATACTCTCCCCTACCACCAAGTTCTTTCACCAACTCTTTGGGTTGGGTGGCAATTTCATATCCATTAATCAAATTTCTCATATCTCTTTCTCAATCTTACAGTACTAATATCGTGTATTTAGGTGAGAAAAACAAGCTTTTAGTGTTAAATTAGTGTTAATTCTACCCATTTTATTGTTATTTTACACAGTGTACTCCATCTCAGCCCCCTTTACCCCCACTTTTTCACCCAAAATCACCCATTTTTGGATAATTTAACATTAATTTAACACATATGTCGGCCAAATTTCGTATATTTACCTTGGACGGTACGTCTTATTGGGTTTTTTTTCATCAAGCTACCACCATTAAGATACGAAATTATGCTGATATATCCAAATAAAGTTATGAACAATGCCATGTGGATAACTTTTTCACCCCCAAAATTGAGTATAAATACGCAACTCAGCTGTTGAAAACTTTCCCGATAAAAATTTTGCTTTCCGCAAGAATATTCGTAAGGGTCACCTCCATTTCTACTATACTTTCCCTCCATGCCCTGATATCCCCCTATGTTTGCCATTAATGGGGATTGTGAGGGAATTCCTTTATTGGTACACTCTCATGCCCTTAGCTTGGTGTTTTCCCATTATTGGTAGACACTTAATTGACTATTGGGTGGAGAGTTGTAGTTTAATAGAAAGTGGGAGAATGTGGTAGAAAATGGGAGAAATGAACCGATTTTCGTGGGTAACTCTCCGATTCCCCTTCCTTCAGAGAGAATATGTAGGATTATCTTCTACGATAGGGATTCATTCAGCTATTCTGTAGAATGGGGAATAATGGAGCATAAAAAAAATCCCCTTATATCTGGGGATTCTGTAGGTTAGAGTGGGTATCTGTGGGTTAGAGTTCCTTATCTGACCATACATACCATAGTATCATATACACTAATAGGAATACTATTGTTACTTCTATCTCTTTCAACATTTGCTGATTTATAATTATCTCATTCATTTGTTCACCTCACCACCAAAGTTCTATTCAT